GTCCCGCGTCCTGTGATCCCGTACACTTTTCACCCCCGGGGTGCTCGAGCGATCGAACGGGCTGGCGACCGAAGCCCCCGTCGCGCGTCGCGGTCTTGCTGCTGTGATGCGAATGGCAGAGCGCCTGTAGATTGGAACGATCGAGCCTGGCCCCGCCCTGTCGCATCGGCACGATGTGGTCCACGTCCTCACTTGCTACCTGTGCCCCCCCCCTGAGGCATGTCCTGCAGCATGGCTCCTCGGCGAGCACCCGCTCCACCAGGGCACGCCACTCCGCCCCATATCCCCTGGCCGTGGCCGAGGGACGTGGCGCCCTGGTGCTGGCTATGCGTGCGGCACAGGGGTCGCACCGTAGCCCCCTGGTGGGGAAGTTGGGACACTGACCCTCGCAGCACCGGCGCCTGGCGGCCCAGGGGCTCACGTCTCCCGGACCCCCATGTCGCACCACCTGTAGCCGTAGCCATCGCTCCTGTCGCTCCCCCACCAGCACTCGGCGCAGGGCCATGGTGGCTCGGGGTCGTCGGCCCCCCTCTGGTGGGAACCGAGCGGATGTCCGCAATCGGGGCATGGTCCGAGCTGTTCGAGGGGCGAATCGTCGAACGCGTGGAACTGCGGGGTCATCTCTTGCCCGCGACCAGGGTCACATGCACGCCGCAGAAGCACGGGCCCTTCGTGCGTCTACATCGGGCAACGATCTTCTCGTAGCGCTGCAGGAGGGATTCGTCTGGGCGAGACGCCTCGGGCGCGATCCGCTCCAGCCCCCCCTCGAGCAGGTGCCTCACGAATGCGCTCCTGGACCACCCCAGGGCACGCGCCCTGGAGCTCAACCGCGCGCGCAGGTCCTCGGGCACCGATGTCCCCAGGGGCACGAGCCTAAGCGTCTCCACGTTCCCTCTTGCGCGCCAGCTTGCGCATCGACGTCTCGTGGGCGCAGAATCGGAGAGGTCCTGCAGGCAGGCGGCGTCGAGAACCACGTGGCCGTTCGGGCAAAAGGTGTATCTCCGCCAAGGGCAGTGCCAGCAGATACGGCCCAGCTCGCAGTTCCCATCAAGCGATCGAACTAGCCAGACCACGGTGCGCCGTCGGGGGTCGCGCGGCATCTCGTCGTACGTCATGAAGCCGCCCACCAGGCCCGCCCCCGCCCCGCGCCCACGCTCTGCCCGACCGGGCGCGACCACGAGCGTTCCCGCCACGCGCGACCGCCTGTTCACAGCCACAAGTGCTCCGTAACCCTGGCCAGCTTCGCGTCCGGGAGCGCCAGCAGCGCGGCCCGCGCATCCTTCTCCCGGCTGAACCGCACGGCCTGGTAGGCGTCCTCGGTCCATAGCTCGGATGTTCCCTCCTGCTTGCCCGCCCACCACAGGGGCATCACGTCACACTGTGTGCATTCGATGAGCCACGAGGTCTCGCTGTGGCCCAGATCCACGGGCGCGCCGCACTCGGCCAGGAACTCGATGGCGCGCCTCAGCTCCGCCGGATTCGCCTCTCGGCCGCAGTGCTCCACGAAGCGCCGGAACTCGTTGGCGATCGCGATCTGCCTATAGCGGGGCATAAACTTCACGGGCCCCGTGACCGCGCCCGGCTCCGTGAAGACGAGGACCAGTTCCGAGCTGAAAGCGTCGTACGTAGCCCCATGAAGGATCGCCCCCGGCGGCAGAGACGGCCCAGCCGGATCAATCTCATACGCATGGAGCATCGCATTGCCCCCCTCGGATCGGTCCCGCCTGTCGCGCGCGCGCAGCAGGCCCTCCACCAGCTCGCTCGATATCCTCAGCTCCAGCAATTGAGGTCTCCTCCCCCCCGGCGACGGCGCGTCAGGTTCGCGCTGTCCTCGTAGTCAAGGACCAGCAGGCTGTCGGCCGGGATCCGCTCCGATCGCCCGCTCCTGACCTTCCAGAAGACGAACGGCAGCAGTGGCCTCCAGCGCGCCGGTGCGCCGTGCTCCGCCGAGTACCAGATCGCGCCCTCGCCGAACATGCTCCCGACCCGATAGCGGAGCGGCACGTCGTCCGGCTCCACGCAGGGCCGCGTCGCCGTGCCGAGCCAGAACGCCGGCCGGCCCACGCGCGCGTAGTAGTAGGCGCCGTCCTCGGAGTACACCACCGTGACGCGCCGATAGGCACGAAGGCGGTCCCCCGCCCAGCGGACGAGGGACCGGACGAACTCTCGAAACCCGGTGGCGCCAGGCTTCATTTTGGCGGCGTGGGATCGCAACCGTGCCCGTTGTCCGGCGTGCAGCCGTCGTACTGCGGCGCCGGTCGGGCGGGCTCGACCTGATGGGTCACCTGCGCCGGGCCAGACGCCCAGAGCAGCCAGAGGGACAGGAACAGTCGCAGCATCTTCTCACTCTCCTTTGGGCTCGTGGCCCCCGGGCGAGCCTGAGCCCGGTATGTCCTTGGAGAGGCGCACGACGTCGACGTCGAAGCCGGCGTCTACGACAAGCACGGGCACCCGCCAGCCGAGGCGATCTGCGAAACGCTTTACCAGCGCCTCCGTCCGCTCGATCGCCTCGTGGCTCAGGTGCTCCCTGGAGCGCAGCACGAGGGCGTCTCCGATCGACAGGACCAGCGGCCTCAGCGCCCCATCGACCCGCTCGCGCTCGGCCGTCTCGGCCACGTCGCGTGCGCAGAGCGCGCAGGTCCCATTTGGTGCGATCCAGTCCGGGTCCGGCGGCCCGTGGGGGTGATCTCCGCTCGCGTTCGCGGTCGGTTGATGCTGGAGCCCGCGATAGAGCGCGTGATCGAGTCGTGGGGCAGCCTGGCTCATCTCCCAGCGCTCCTGCTCTCGCTCGGCCTCCCCGAAGGCGACCAGCTCGGCCCGCAGCATCGCGCAGAGCCGATGGGCCAGCATCTTGCTGTTGACGTGGACGTGGTCCCCGTAGGCGATCTTGCGGGCCACCTCGTCCGCTCGCGCCACGGTGCTCGCCCTGTGCTCCATCTCTCACCTCCCCCTCAGCCTTCGTCGTCGACCTGGACCCGGTCCGCCGGTCTCGGGACGCGATCGCCCTCGAGAACGTGCCTCAGCAGGCCCCGCGCGCGGTCGATGGCGCCCGGATCGTTCCACTCGAGGCAGCGGCCGCTCGGATGCGGCAGCCGGTAGGCCGTGAAGCATCCCCGCGAGCCGCTGAGGGCGCTGCCCCAGACGGCGCCCGTGAACACCGAGAAGTCCGCGCCGAACGCCTGCGCCACCTTGGAGCCCAGCAGGATCAGCGTCCGCGGCTCCCCCGCCAGGATCAAGGCGGACCGCGCGCGCGCCCGCACGAGGTCCCACGGCCCCTCGCACAGGTTCACGCGATCGAACGTGCGCAGGTACTCGCGCTCGGTCAAGCCCAGGATCTTGAAGCACAGCCTCCAGCCGGCGCAGCCCTTGGGCAGCGGGTAGAGCGCATAGCGCGGGTCTAGCGAGCGCGGGTTATCCTCGCCGATGAGCAGGGGCTTCACTGACGCCGCTTCCGGCCCTCGGCCTCGCGCTCGAGGCGCGCCGCCCGGTCCGCCCGCGCGAGCGTCTCATCGTCGAATTGATCGAGGTCCCTACCGGCCTGCAACACCTCGTCCAGCGCGGCGCCGTCTCGCGGCGGCGACGGCGGGACGGGAGTGCAGCCCGGAATGTAGCGCGGCGCATTGGTGCCCCTCTCGTCGGAGATGGGCGTGCTGGGCGGTCCGCCATGGCGATAGACGTCCCGGATGACGAGCCCCAGCGCGAGGACGAGCAAACCGGCGATCACGATCATGGCGTCACCTCCCCTTTTTGCTATCTCCGAGCAGCTTCTGCAGCCCGGCGCTCCGGACGTCCTTGACCTGCTCGAGGCGCAGGCCGTATTCATTGGGCGCCGCGTCCACGACCGCTCCCGGCTTGAGCCTCAGCGGCGTGTCGAAGCCCCGCCAGGCGCCGCGGATCACGTGCTGAGGCCTCTTGAAGCGCCTCTTGGTAGCGACCACGTACGGCCAGACCCGCTCCAGGCTGCGCGCCATCCGCAGCCGGCCGTCTCCCTGGTAGAGCTGGTCCGTGTTGCCCCCCCGCATCGTCATCGTGTGGAGCTTGTTCGCCATGAAGACGTTGATCAGGGCCGTACACCAGCCGCTAGAGAGGACCTGAAGGCACAGGTCGGTGTCCTCGTTGTACCGACCGCGCCAGCGGAACGGCAGGCTGTTCATAATCAGGATGCAGGAATAGACATGCACGTTCAGGTAGAACGGCGGCGCGCTCTGGATGCAGAACATCTGATAGTTCAGGCCCGCCATTGCGAGGTTCTCGTAGCGGTCCGCGAAGTCCTCGCACGCCGCCAGCGCCGGCCCGGAGTCGCACATCAGCCGCCGACCTCGCCACCACCTCCGGATGTAGCGGATGTTGTCGTCCAGGATCCAGTGGCGCTCCGCCCCCGACGCGACCGCGTGGCCCCAGATCCAATTGCGGGCCGGAGTCGAGCCCAGACCGAGATTCGAGAACGGCAGCACGAGCAGCGAGTCCTCGCCCCACGCGGCCGCGTACGCCTCGCGCTCCTGCGGCTCGACGACCAGCTTGAACGGCACGCCGTCCGCCCGCAGGAACCGCGCCGTCAGCGCGAGCGCGCGCTCCGAACGCCCCTTGGACGGCACGTAGATGGGATAGCGCGGGTTCACTCGCCCTCGCCGTCGGTCGCGACCGGCGCCGGCTCCGCGCCCGACCTGAAGCGGAGCGACACGAGGTCCTCGCGCTCCCTCTCCGGCCACCAGATCGACCAGACGGCCCCGTTCTTCTTGCTTACCACCGTGGCTCCGATCTGCTCCATGAAGCGTGCCCGGTCGCCCTCGTTGTCGAACTGGACGACGAGGCGCTGGACCTGCCCCGCGGGCTCGTATTCGGGCAGGCCCGCCCACGCGGCGGCGGCGTCCTTGTCGCGCAGCTCGCCCGCCGGCCGCGTGGTCAGCGCGAGGGCCGCGAGCTGGTTCCCGTCGAAGCCGGTCCCCTCGAGCCCGCCGTCTCCCATCAGTTCCTTCAGCAGCTCGGTGAGCGCGCGGTCGTCCACCTCGGCCAGGTTGCGGATTTCGTTCTCGCTCTCCATGATCCGGAGCGCGCGCGGATCCTCGGGTCCGACCGCGATGCGAACCGCCGGCACGCGCTCTAGCCCCATCGACTGCGCCGCCTCGACGACGCCGTGGCCCACCAGGATCGTGCCGTCCCGCGCCACCACGATGTTGCGGAAGAACCCGTGTCGCGTGATGCTCGCGACCAGGTGCGCTATCTGATCCGCCGGGTGCTTCCGGTAGTTGCGCGGGTGGGGCTTGAGGTCCCTCAGCGCCACGGAGCGGGTCTCCGCGAGCCCCTCGAAGCCCCACGTCTCCAGGTCGGTCCACTCGTAGAAGTCGGCCAGCTTGTCGTAGTCCCAGTCGCCCGCGTTGCGGTTCAGCCGGACGTTCAGCTCCTCGACCTCTCCGGGCTCGAGCTGGCGCGAGGGCACGCGCACGTCGACCAGGGCGCCGGGCTCCACGATGGACTGCGCCAGGAGCACCCGCCTCCGCATGTGCCCGCCGAGGACGGTCCCGTCCAGGTTCACGGCGATCGGCTCGACGTAGCCGAACCGCCGCAGGCTCTCCGCGAGGTCCGCGGCCTGGCGCTCCGTGAGCTGGCGCGGGTTCCGCTCCCACTCGACGAGGCTCGACAGCGGCCGCTGCTCCGTGTGCCACTCGATCGCCGCGCGGGTCGGCCGAGCCCTGGCGACCGGCTTCCTGCGGGGGCTCACGCGAGGGTGATCTTGGCGCCGAGGCGATTGGAGAGGCGCGCCTCGTACCGCTCACGCTCGCGCTCCGCCTGGTCGGCCTGCGCCCGCACGTACTCTTCGGGGGTGATGATCCCCTTCTCGATGAGAAGCGCCGCCAGTGCCGCCTGACCGCATAGCGCCAGGTTCACCCCAACTCGCAGGTGCTTGGGCGTGGTCTCGCCGCTCGCTGCCCCCTGGCCGCGCGTGTTCAGCTCCATCTCCATCGCCACGCCCGACTGAATCGCGTGGCACGCCGCCTCGTATCGCTTCTGGTCCTTGCTCTCCGCCATCGCTCAGCTCGCCTTTCCAGCCAGGGCCTGGAGCACGGGGTCCGGCCTCGGCTCGTTATCCTTCCGGTTCGGGAACAGCATGAAGTCGATGACCCAGAGGCCGGCCGCTCGCACGGATGGGAAGCCGCCACAGCCGAATGCCCAGCTGCCGTCCTGCGTGCTGTAGAAGGACGCGCGCCACTGCCCCTTGACCTCGCCGTCGGGCTCGATCCGCCAGCCGCCGCGCGGCCTCTTGGTGCGCTCCATGCGATCGCCGCCCCCCGGCGGCCGGCCCGCTTCTACTGCGCGAAGATGACGCGCAGGAGCGGGTGCAGCTCGACGCCGTTCTTCGGCGCCCCCGTCTGTCCGTGCAGCCTGTCGTAGAACGCCACGCCCTCGAGCGTCACGCGCCGACCCACCAGGGCCCTCAGCGTCCCCTCGGTCAGGTCCCCGCCCGCGACCGCCACCAGCCTCGCGCGGGCCCGGATGATCTCGTTGAGCGTCCTCGAGCCCCTGGCGCACGCCGGGTCCACCAATTCGGCCACGAGGCTCGGACCCCTGCACCGACGCGAGCGCGCGTCCCACGCGGCCGGCTCGCACGCGCAGACGTGGACGTCCCGGTCGTCCTCGATCTTGGCGCAGGAGATGATCGCCGCCACCTGGTAGACCCTGAACTCCTCGCGGCCCGGCGCGCCCCGCGCCTCCCAGCCGACCACCGGCGGATCCGGGGCCGGCAGCGAGGCCAGGTGGTCCACGGACGTCTCGGCCGGACGCAGGTCCACGCGCCCGGCCTTCTCGTCGCTCATGCGCTTGACGTCGGAGCGCTCGACTCCGCAGGACGCCGCCGCCGCCAGCAGGAGCGCGGCGGTGATCACTTGCCCATCCGGTAGCGGACGGCGCCCGGCGTCTTGGACAGGAAGCCCGCGTCGAGGATGCCGAGGTACGACGCGGCGGCGGCGACGAAGAGCAGCACGCGACCCTGGCCCGCGCAGGAGAGCGAGAGCGACCGGACGGCGAGCGCGACGCAGCTGGACCCGCTGACGTAGACGAACAGCGCGGTGAGGATCGAGGCCAGCGTGCCGGAGTTGTCCGCCAGCCAGCGATAGACGGGGCTCTCCGCCAGGATCGCGGGGCGGCCCGGGGTGCTGATGGCCTTGTCCGAGAGGCCGATCGCCAGGAGGAACCCGCCGATCCATTCGAGCGACGCCTCGAGCCCCGGCGACGCGCCGACGGCGCCGCCCACGTAGCCCACCAGGCCGATGGTCAGGCCGGTCCAGCTCTTCCACCCCTTCAGCGCGCCCAGCACGCGCTCCAGGAGCGCGCCGTGCTTGCCGGCCTCGCCGTCGCGCAGCCAGCGGATGAGCAGGTTCTCCGCGAGCCCGCGCAGCAGCTTGTTCGGTACGCCCCAGATAGCTCTCAGGATCCCCACGGCTCCCCTCCCTATTCCGCGCCGCCCTCGGCGCCCGGCTCCGTCGGCCCACCCGAGTCGCCGGTCTCGTCCGGCGCGGGTCTGTCCTTCGCCTTACCCTTGCCCTTAGCCTTGGTGGGCTTGACGGGCGCGCAGCCCTCGGGCAGGACCTCGCCCTCGGCCGGCTTGCACAGCCCCTCGGCGATCAGGGCGGCCGCGTCGCGCGGGTCGCCCACGTCGATGATCCCGGGCTGAAGCGAGTAGCCCGTGCCGTCGTGGAACATCGGCTCCCCGTCGTAGGTCAGCTTCATCGCTACTCGCTCCTCTCCGGCCAGTGCCAGGTGCCGGGTGCCTGCTGCTCGTCGTGGCCCACCCCGCCCTTCGACTCGAGGTCGGCCGGCAGCTCTCGGAAGTGTATGCCCGTCGGGTTCAGGACCGCCAGCCCGACGCGTTCGTCATCGTCCAGGCCGGTGACCTCGGTCACGATCGCGGCGCGGCAGGCGCTGGGATATGGTCCGCCGCCGACGGAGACGTAGTGGACCACGCGTCCGACCGTCGGCCTCATCGCCCCCCCCTCAGGAGCGCGTCGGGCACCACTGGCCCGGCGATCCCGCCCGGCACGAAGCCCGCGCCGTTGCGCGGGACCATCACGTGGGCCGCCGCGTTCGCGCGCTCGATCGCCGCGAGGCGAGCGTCGATGGCTCCGATCAGTCGCAGCAGGCGCCGCAGCTCCACCAGGCAGCTCACGCCCAGCGCCAGCAGGCCGAGCGCCGCGACCCCGCACGCCGCGATCACTTGCCGCTCCACGACAGCTCGAACCCGGCCTCGGCCTGCGGCTTCGCCCCGCGCTCCCACTCGACGCCGAACAGGCCCTCGAGCTTGAACCCGCGGCCGAAGCGCTTCACGCCCACGATCTGCGCGTCCCCCCGTGGCTTGCCGTCGAGACCGATCCCGCCGTGGAACTTCACGTCGAGGTAGGGGTGCTCCTCGTCCGCCAGCGCGACGGCGCGGTCCCACGAGGCCTGCAGCTCGCTGTCCTTGAAGTGGACCAGCCCGTCGTGGGTCAGGGCCATCCCCGGCGGGAGCGTCGTCGGCAGGCTCGGCAGCGGCGCGGACGAATCGGTCATTGGATTCCCCCTTTACCAGAACCGGCCGCGGCGGGCCGCTAGGCGGTTGTAAGCCAGGCGTTCATTCTCGCGAAGGTCCCTGTCCAGGCGGGCGAAGATGCGCCGGATTCGACGCGCCGACGGGATCGCGGTCACTTGGCCCTCGTCCCCCATACCTTGTCGTCCTCGACCACTAGACCGGTGCTCTTCTGCCTGAGCCACACGTGCGCCTCATGATCGCCGCCCGACGTCGTCGTCGCGTACCAGTAGCCCCAGCTCCCCTCTGCCGGATCCGGGCCGCGCTGTGGCTGCAGGTCGAACAGTCCCTCCAGCTCCAGCTTCACGATCTCCGTGTCCCGCTTCTGGCACAGGGCGGGATAGTCCGCATCGAAGCCCTTGGGGTTCGGCCCGCTGGCCTTCCAGCGCAGCTTGACGCGCGTGTTCGCCGGGAGCGTCTTCTCCCCGTGCTTCGTCACGCCGTTCTGCGACCAGACCTCGACGCTGGTCAGTGGCGGGCAGGTCCCCGGCGGCGGCGTAGGGCCCGGCGTCGGCGTGGGACGCGGCGATGGATGGGGCGTCGGGACGGGCGTCGGCTCCGGGCTCGGCCGCGGGGTGGGCTCCGGCGTCGGTTCCGGCTCGGGCGTCGGGGTCGGGATCGGCGTCGCCCCCCCAGTGATCCGATAGACGCCATTGTCGTCCCGACCGATCTTGCCCCAGGCGACGCGCGGGCCGCCGTAGGCCACGACGTGGACGCCCTCCCACAGGCCCGCCATCCCGTGGGTCGTCTCGGCGGGCCCCGGCGCGATCGCGATCCCGTCGTCCGGGATCCCGCCCCCGTGAGGCGAGAACTGCCCCGCGCACAGGCCCTCGCCGCGCAGGCGCTCCGTCAGGCGAGCGAAGAACGCCTGTGGCTCGCCCGTCCGGCAATCCTGGTCCCCGCGATGGCAGTTGGTCAGCGTCTCGATGGTCTTGGTCAGGTGCTCGGCGATCCCGCCAGGCCGATGCATGTACTCGAGAAAGTCGCGCGCCGTCGCCGGCTCGCGCGGCCCGGACGAGTCGTTGAGCAGGACCTCGTCCCCGCCCTGCGGCGTGACGCAGCCCTGGAACGATGGAGGCGGCGCCGGGGTCGGAGACGGGCTCGGGCTCGGCTGGGGCTGTGGGATCGGAGTCGGAGAGGGCGCGGGCTCCGGCGATGGCGTGCCGCCCGGAGAGGGCGGTGGGCTGGGTGCGGGGCCGCCCGGGAGCGAGACGTGGATCGCCGGGCAGCCCAGCGAGAGCATCGCCGCGGCGGCGATCGCGAGGAACCCGGCCCAGCGGCGCACGGTCAGTCCGCCCTCGGAAAGATCAGGAACGGCCCCCAGGCGCGATTGCCCGAGGCGTCCAGGCCGTGGCTCACCCGGATCGCCGCGCTGGTCGTCCCAGGGCCCCATCCGTTCCAGCGCACCATGAAGGTGTAGCCGTCCGTGTCGATCAGGCCCCCCTCGTGCGCGCCCCGCGCCGCCTTCGCCGGGTCCTTCGACGGCGGCCGTCCGGAGTCGCCGAAGATGCCCTGGTCGATCAGCTCCCAGGCGCTCCCGAACGTCGCCGCCACGTCGGCGTCGCCGCGGAAGCTGCCCACCCGGTGAGCTGGCTGGGTGCCGCCCTCGTACAGCTCCACCTCGATCTCCGCCGCGGCCGGCTTGGGCTTCGACGGGTCGCCGACGGTGTCCAGGCGGATCTTGTCGCGCGCCATCAGCACGCCCTCGTCCGTGGCGAACGGCGATAGGATCGCCTCGACGTCCTGCTCCACCCCGCGATTGCGGATCGTGCTGACCTTCAGCAAGGGATAATCCACGGCTACCTCCTACCCTCTCGAATGGCCTGGTAGACCTCGTCCGACTGCGCCGTGAAATGGCCCAGCAGGAAGGCGATGACCACGAGGCCGATGTCGACCAGCATGTGGACCACGACCACGATGATCAGGACGACCCACGGCTGCTCGGCCCAGACCTGCCAGATCAGGCGCGAGATGGTCCCGTCCCCCGCCGCCTTCCCGCTCAGCTCGATCCAGAGCAGCCAGCCGCCGCCGCCGAAGATCACGAGCAGGCCGATGCACACCAGCGCGATGGCGAACGGGAGCAGGCGACGCGCGGTCACGACCAGCTCGGGCTTCATTCGTTGATCGCCGCGATCACGAGGCCGAGATAGGTCGACATCGGGAAGGACGGGCCCGGGTCCCAGTGGTCCGACTTGCGGAACGCCACGCTGATCGCGGCGTGGGTCGTGATCCCCGCCAGCCCGTTCTTCAGGTCGACCGGCGCCAGGGCGCGGGCCGGGATCTTGTGGCGCACGCAGATGTCGGCCGCCAGCCTGGCGCTCACCCTCAGCATGGACAGGCTGTACTCGTCGAGCCAGTCGCGCTCCGACTGGTTCGCGTAGCCCGCGTGCTCGATGTGGATCCCGTTCTGGTTCGCGCCCGGCGCGGCCCACGCCACGTCCTGCTCCTCGACGCACCGCACGACCTCCCGGTCGTCGACGCAGTAGTGGGCCGATGCCTCCGGAGAGTCTGGCGAGGCGAACCACTGCGCCACCGCGCGCGCCGTGCCCGGCTTCTCGGGATGCTCCATCGAGTGGAGGACCAGGAGGCTAACCTGGCGGCCGAGCTGTGCGTGCGTGAAGTACCTCGCTCGGATCAGGTCCACGGTGCCAAAAGCGTAGCCCGCGACTTGCCTTGATGTCAAGCCCGGCCCCCGAGCACCCGCGCCCTCTGGAGGATCGTCTCGACCGCCTCTGCGGCCGAGCCCACGATCATCACGGCTGAGCCGCGCCAGCCCTCGACGAATCGCTGCTCGTCCGGCGTCAGCCTCTGCGCGCTGGGCTTGAGCGACCCGTCCTTGACCTCGACCAGGAACGTCAGGCCCTGATAGCCGACAGTGAGGTCCGGGAATCCCTGGCCGAGCATCGACGTCACGCGCACGCTCGCGCCGATCTTGCGCAGGGCGTCCACCACCGCCTTCTGCGTCGCGTCGACCCGGTGCCGCTGCCTCACGTCGTCACCGTCGGACCACTTCAGCGGCGCCGGGATCACGTCCCACGAGGTCCCCCGGCGATCGAGCCCCGCGGCCGCGGCGTATTCCCGCGCGTCGACGTCGGCCACGAACGGCCCGGCGATCGCGACCCCGTCGGCGTACCGCGCGAGAATGAAGTACTCGAGCTGGGCCGTCACTTGCCCTCGTCCTCGTCATCGGGCAACTCTAGCAGGCGCCGCGGCGGCGTGGGGTCCAGTTGCTGCGGCCGCGGCCTCGCAGGCATCCGCTTGTGCGGAGTCGCCCTCATCGGCGGCCCGCCCGCATGCAGTCCGCAGGCTGTATATCCCGGCCCGAGCACGGGCAAACGACAGCCCGCCACCCCGCAGATTTCGCCTATCGGGATCGCCTGGATAAACGATTGCGTGTTCAAGTAGCCGGCCGCTTCGGACGCCCGGAGCATCGCGTCCATCCGCTCCGCGGCGCTGGCCGCGCTCGCGCCCATGCTCGCGATGGTGAGTCCGGCCGTCGGGTCGTATTGGGCCACCGGGAAGGCCTCCTCCATGCTGAAGCTGGTCGTGCTTCCGTCCGGGAATCGCACGCGGAACTCGGGCATGTAGCCGAGAGTCCTCACCCGATCGCCCGCCATCCCGTGGATCGCCTGAAGGACCCCGCGCTTCCCGCGATTCGACCAGAACCCGACCGAACAGCCCACCGAGGACTCCGTCAGCATTCGGCTGGAGCTCAGCATCTTGACGGCGCGCTGACGCCACGGCGCGGATTCCGGGCCGCCCTGGGATATGAGGAGAGCCTGCAGCTCGGACGTGAAGGCATTGACCGTCGTCTCCGCGCCGGTGAACCTCTGGACGATCCTGCGGAGCGCGCCCTCGGCGTCGGTCCCGTCGCACTGCCGAATCGGCACATCGACGTGGACGCAGCCGGCCTTCCCGCAGTAGAAGACCTCCCTCCACCCGCCGCCCTCGAACACTGCGTCCCGCGCGGCCGCGACGTCCTCCATGAACCGCTCGGCGTCATGGCGGCTGCTGAAGCTGCGCCGCTGGCGACTCGTGATCTCCTCGGCGACCCCGACCTCCGTGGGCGTCGGCCCCAGCGCGGCCTCCAGGTCGATCAGGATGTGGCTCTCGTGGTTCTTCACCACCCTGGCGCGCACCCTCTGTCGGCCGGAGCGGAACTCCCGGATCCCTCGGCTCAACCAGCGATAGGTCGCCATCACGTCTCCAGCTTCGCGAGCGCGGCGACGTAGTCGGCGAGCGCCTCGAGCGCGACCACCAGCCGCTCGCGCGACGGTGCGTCCATCTTCCGCGCGCGCGCCATGATCGTGTCCGCCGCCAGCACGCATTCACCGTCGGGCTGCCCGGCGAAGAACACCCGCCGCACCCGCGGGAGCGTCGGGACCGGCCGCTGCCTCAGCAGCTCGCAGACCTGGACGACGTCGCGCGGCCTGAAGCCCGAGCCGTCCGGCGGGAGCGGGAGCTTTCGGAAGAACTCCGCCACCTCGTCGAGCGCCGCCTCGCGCGCGCGGTCCGTCGCGCGCTGGATCATCGCGCCGTCCCCTCCCCGCGTTCCCTGCTCCAGCGCTTCGCCTCCGGGCAGGTCGCGAAGTGGGCGACGTAGCCGTCCGGATCCCGGCTCAGGCGCGCCAGGGGATCCCCCCCGGGGCGGCGCTCGAGCGAGAAGAGCAGCGCCTTGGGCCCGGCCGTGGCCCGTGAGACCTGCTCCGCGTCGACGGGCATCTTCTTGCCCCGCGCCGTCACCACCCAGATCATCGCGGCGCCGCAGCTCCGGCAGTCGCTCGTGTAGAACCCCTCATCGGTGATCATGCCTCGTCCCCCCTTCCCTCTGTCCTCAGCTCCAGCGCCGCGTCGATGAGCTGCCCGCAGGCGCCACAGCGGACCTCGTCCCCCCACGCCGGCCTGGAGCCGTCCGGCATCACGACCTCCTCGGCCCTGGCGAACGCGCCGCCCTGCCGATAGAAGGCGATCCCATTGCATACGACGTGCCGCATGCGGAATGGGTAAAGCCTCGGCTCCGGACCCGTCCAGGGCCCGCAGGGGCGGCAGCCCAGGTGGGCGCCGTAGGGATGACAGCAGGCGACGCACTCCGCGCCGACGTCCGTCACGTCCCAGGACGCCCTCACGCCGACCGCCCGTCTGAGACCCGTCCGTCCGTCAGCAGCTTGACCTCCGCGGCCGCGCGCGCGTCGGCCGGAGTGACGCCGCGGCGCCTCAGCTCGGCGACCTCGGCGCGCGTCCAGATGGAGCCCCTCGGCACCCCCGCGCGCTCGAGGCGGGCGAGCGCGGCCGCGTCCGTCGCGACGTGGAGCGTCCTCCCCAAGCCGGCGTCGATCTCCACGCAGAGCGAGCGCGGAGGGCGCAGCAGGTCCTGCACCGGCCACATCTCCTCGAGCGGCACGTACCAGAGCTTGACCTCGCCGCCCGGCCTCTTGAATCTACCCTGGCGCCGCGCGCGGCGGAAGCCCGCGCGGTCCACCCAGCCGCGAAGGAGCGCCGTCGAGTCAGTGAGCCGCCAGATCAGCACGCCCACGTCGAACGACAGGGTGTCGTCCTCCGGGTGGTTCAGGCGGAACGGGCCGCCCTCCTTCCAGCACGTCTTCACGTCGACCGTGCGTGCGTCGGCGAGGGCGAAGTCGGGGTCGCGCAGCTCCTTGAAGCGCGGCGTGGGCGTGATGCCCGTCGCCCGGCCGAAGGCGATCTCGCCCCAGTAGCCGCGCGCCTCCGGCGTCTGGTCGTCCGCGCCCGTCGTGTTCTTGTACTCGCGGACGCTCCGCCTGCGCGCGCGCCCGTCGAGTCGCCGCTGGGCCCCGACCTTGAGCGCCTGCTCCCAGTCGTCCGACGTCATCTCGACGATCACGGGACCACCGGCGGGGTCAGCGCGGCGCATGAGACGTAGCCGACGACCCAGCGAATGAAGATTACCCATGACCCGGCGGACGACAGGAATGGCTCCCCCTCGATGAGGCAGTGGGGCTTCGTGATCTTGCGGCCGATGATCGAGTGGTAGTCGGCGTAGCCGCCCCGCCTCAGCCAGGCGTATTTGGCTGGAGGCGTGGTGAAGAACGGGTCCCTGGGATCCTCGTGGCAGCGGACGCAGAGGTATCTCTGGTGCTGATCCGAATGGAGGCATGGGCCGGGCCCATGGCAGCTCTCGCACTTCCGCCCGCCACTCATGACTCGAGCCCCATGGCCTTCTCTATCGCCCGCTCGATCGCCTCGACCTCGATCGCGTCCGTAGGCCATGAGCCTATCGCTGCCGCGGCAGCCTCCGCGATTCGCCTCGTCGCTCCGGCGCCCAGGACCAGGACCCGATGGTCGTCGCAGACCGGCATGCTGCCGAGCAGCAGCGTCCAGCCGCGCGGCGGACGAAGATATGCCTCGGCGATGTATCGGCTCGGCCCGCCGCCGGGAGCCGGCGAGAGGCGCGTGACGTCGTCTTTCTGGCAGAATCGGCAACGCCACGTGACGTCCACGTCGAGGTCCGTCTTACGGTCAGCCACGGGGCACCTCGAATATCTGCGCGCGGGCGATGTCCTCGTCGAGCGCGAGCGGAATCAGCCACAGGAGATTCGGTACGAAGGCGAGCCCCGTCAGGCCCCCCGGCGAAGCGGGACCACACCAGAGCGTCTCGTCCGTCCGCGGCATCAATGTCGACATGCCGTCCAGCGTCCACTTCGCCGCGAAGAAATGCACGGCCCAGCCACGGGCGTCGGACAAGGAGGCGTAGTGGCGCCATGTAAAATCGGGCGGGTCGCGCAGCGCATCCACGGTGCTGATTCCTGGATCGGCGACGCCGACCTCCTCGCGGAACTCCCTGCGCATCGCGTATTCGAAGGACGGGTCCGTCGGCTCGACCTTCCCGCCGATCCCGTTCAGGCGGCCGGCCTGCCACTCCGGCCTGCGCTTCCGGATCAGCAATACCCTCCTGTCGAACGGCGGCGTCGGGTCGGCGAACAGGAACCCGACGACGTAGTGGGTCCTCTTCGGGGCTCCCGTCACGACTCGCTCCGCCTCGTCGAGCAGAGCTGAGCCAGGGCCCGGCACTCGGACGCGGCCTCGATGAACGAGTGCTCGAGGTCGTACAGCGAGCGCGGCGGCAGGTCGCTGACGGCCAGGCCCCCGTTCAGGAGCATCTGGAGCGGCCCCTGGACGACCGCGATGCGCTGGATGTGGAATCCCAGCAGCCCCCAGCGCGCGGTGGGCTCCTCCGGCGTGCCCTTCTGCTGCTCGAGCGTCCGCTTCGCCTCGTCACACTGCTTGCACATGCGCCCCCCCTCTCTCCTAAAGGCCGCGCGACCGCAGCCACTCCCCGACCTGCTCCCGTCTCCAGCCGTGCTGGTCCTGCACGTGCGCGAGCGCCATCATCCAATCGTGCCGCGGCGGGCACTCGCACATCTGGAGCGCGGTGTCCTTGAGCCAGGGCCAGCAGACCTCCAGCGCGTCGACCACGCTCAGCCGCTTCGCCGCGAGCCTCGCATTGAGTCGCTCCCACGATCCCGCCCGCGCGATCAGGGCCGTCCCCATGGCGTCGGCGCAGGCCGGGACCGGCCCGTCCTCCGGGCGCCCGATCCACGCCATCCCGTGGCTCGCGGTGAAGAAGTACTCCGGGCCCTCGGGGATGAGCGCGCAGCCGGCGAGGATCGCGTCCGACAGCTTGACCATGGCGCTCATCTCTCGAGCCGCTCCGGGAACCAGGTCGCCAGCTCCGCCCTGACGGCCGCCGGCTCGTGGTCGTAGTCGGGCCGGCCGCAGGAGGCGCACGCCCACCGTTCGCTCCCGGCGAAGTCATGGTTCGGAACCAGCGCCGGGAGCGAGGCGCCGCACAGGACGCAGCGCGCGGCGGCGCCATGGATCTCGACGTAGCGCGCCATGCCCTCGACCGGCACGAATCCGCACATCGCGCAGCAGTGGGGCGGCCAGGGCACAGTGCCCGAGATAAGAGTCAATCCTCACCCCCCTCGTCGTCAAACACCTGGTCCGCCTCGTCGGGCGGGTCCTTGTATGGGAGCCAGCCCTGTCCCGCCACCGGGGCCGCGGGCATCGACTTGGCCACGGGCGCGACCGGGGCCTGCACCATCCCCAGACCGGCCGCGATTCGCTCCAGGTGCTCGTCCGCCGGCTCGCCCTCGCGCCGCTCCAGGTCTCCTCCCGGAGAGAGGCGCGTCAGCTCGGCCTCCGTCGGGCCCGGCCGCTCGCGAGCCCCCGTGAACTTGTCCGGCCTGGTCCCGTCCGCCAGCAGGACGCGCACCTTCAGCTCCGCCGTGTGGGTCACCGCGAACAGGAGCACGCCGCGCTCGGCCGGCGTCAGGCGCTTCCCGTCGGTCTCGAGGTCCGCCGACCACTGGTCAAACGCCTCCTCCACGCCGAGCTGACGCGAGCGGCCCTCGAGCGCGTACCAGTCCAGGAACGTCTGCGCGAGGTCCTGCGCGCGCGACGCGAACAGCGCCAGGCGCCGCCCGTAGTAGTCCGACTCCTCGCGCGTCAGCTCGTCCGCCATCACGCCCTCCCGTGGCAGCGCGGGCAACGACCGCCCTCGGCGCGCCGATGGCCGAGGAGACCGCAGGCGATCCCGCGGAGCCATCGTCCCAGCGCCGCGACGCCCACCCGACTCGACATCAGCTCCACTCCGCTGGACGCAACGACGCCGGGAGATAGAGGGGGTGCGCGGGGCTGCCGTCCTTGTTCAGGGCCAGGACGCTCAGCCGAACGCCCAGCGCCCGCAGCATCGAACGCACGTAGCGGCAGTGGGCGGCATATCCCGGCACCGAGCGCCCCGACCTGCCCCACGCGGCGATCACCAGTTGCGCCTGCGCCGCGTTGCCCGAGATGAAGCCGGCGTTCTGCGGCCCCTCCGGCTCCGGGTCGCGCGCGAGGTCCATCGGATCGGTGGCCCGCCGCGCGTAGAGGTTCACGACGACCATGCCGCCGAACCCCAGGTCCCGGGAGAAGCGCGCGCACCGACGAATCGTCGGGTCGTCGTCCATCCCGTCCGCCGTCGACGGGTTCAGCATGATCCAGCACGGTCGCGTCGCGAGCATTCCCGGCGCCCACCAGTGGCGCCAGAGGCTGTAGCGATATCGGCCATCCTCCGAGATGACCGCGCCCCCCGTCCATTCGTCGCGCGCCGGCATGATCATCTCCGCCTCCCCAGACCCAGCTCCTCCATCGGCTCGGGCAGGCCGATGGCCGCGCGCCTTGCCCACGCGGCGCGCAGGGCCGCCGTGAACTGACGCATGACGTATCGGCGCCCGCGGTCGTCCTCCTCGAACGCCTCGTGCCCTCCGACCGCCTCGAACGCCTCGGCGACCTCCGGCCCGAGGTCGCGCGCGATCACGTAGTGGACGCGACGGCGCTGGCCGCCGCCCATCTCGACGGCGCTCCTGTCGACGGCGCGGAACGCCTCGTTGGCGGCGGCGACCTCCGCGGCCTCCCGCTCGCGCCGCTTCGCCTCGAGAAGCATCGCCGGTGGCGGGAGCCGCGTGGAGCGCCAGGTGCTAAGCGTCTCGGAGACCGCGACTCTCCACTCGTCGTCGGTGAGCTGCGGCGCGATCACCCCGCGGTAGACGTTAAGCAGGTCCTCCGTGGGCTCGCGGTCATAGGCCACGCAGAGCGCGTGCATCCCGGCGGCGAACGCCGCATCGCTGATCACTCGAATCCCCACGGGACGTCGAATCCCACGGCACCATCGCCATCGGGCGGCGGTGACGGCCGGCTCAGGTCCGCGAATGGTCCGAGGGGCGTCGGTCCCGCGTCCCGCAGGCAGACGCCGCAGGTGAGGCGGTCGTCGCAGCGGCAGTCGGCCCGCTTGCAGTAGCCCCTCATAGTCGCCCCTCGATAGAGAACTCTGGCAGCGGGTGTCCGTCCTCGCAGGACCAGAGGTGGAGGCAGTACGGGTGGATGTTCACGTAGCGGTCCCGCGGGGGAATCACCTGGACCGCATAGCGCTCCCTGCCGAGGAACAGCTCCTTGACCGCGACGACCTCCGTCCAGTTGGGCAGCCTGTCGGGGCGCGCGAGCGACAGGTGAATCCAGCGCCTCCCGTCCCCCGGACGGCGCCCGGAGATGATGACGCTGAGCTGGTCGTGGCGGAGGTAGCGGCGGCCGTCCCCCTTCTCCTCGACGACCCGCCAGTTGTGCGGCAGGATCAGCGGCAGCACCGACCGACAGTCCCACGCCCCCGGCGGAAGCTCCTGGCCGCTCATCCGATCACCGGCCTGGCGGAGACCGGCACCAGCGGGTCGTCGGCGAAGTCGAACGCCGGGCGGCTGGTGCCGTCCGGGAATACGACCTCGATCGGCGAGAGATTGAAGAGTCCCCCGCTGGTGTAGTCGCAGGGTCCCGCGCCGGGCACGAACGCCTCCCTGGAGACGGGCAAGTTGCGGCCGACGCAGCTGTAGGCCACCCCTCCCTCCGTGAAGCCGGCGGCCCTATAGTCGAGCACCGAGGCCACGTGTTGGCAGGACGGGCATCGGAAGCGCCACGCCATCGGGTCGAGCCCATAACGCCGCGTGCCGGCGGCGACCCACTCTGAGTGCTCGATTCTTCTCATCGACGGGATCGCTCCGCGATGACGATGTTGATCAGTCCGCCTAGCGCCCAGACCAGAAGGCGCGGGTGGTGGAGCAGCGCGACGACCGACGGGATCACGATCATCAGCGTGCCCAGCAGCCAGCCGAGACCCCGCATGACGGCGACGTTCTCCTCATCCACGGCCGCCGCCGATCCACGGCTCCGCGGCCGCCAGGAACCGATGCACCTTGTCCAGGTCGAACTGCTGGTCATCGTCCGAGCGCAGACGGGTCTCCGCGTCGATCCAGAGGCGCTGGGTCGCCGGCACGTGCGCCGCGAGCCTGCCGAGCTGCTCGCCGACGTTCTCCGGCGACAGCCCGCCCGCGTAGCCCACGTAGCCCGCGCCGGGGAGCGGCCAGAAGTCGGGCAGGATCCCGGCCCCGCCCGAGCGGTCGTAGAGCGGAGCGACGCGCAGGCCCCAATCCTGAAAACGCCTGAGCTTGTCGTCGTTCACGCCGTCGACCTGGACGACGTAGCCGCCCCACGGCTGCAGGGCCTGGAGCGCGGGCGCGGCCTCTCCGGGCTGGACGTCGTGGAGGCTCGCGTGGAAGTTGAGCTGGATGCGGTCGAAGCGGCCGGCGATGGTCGGCCTCATCTGCGCGAAGTCGTCTCCCCCGAGCAGGAGGGCCCGCACCCAGCGCCCGCACAGGTGGCCGCTGATCCCGCCCGGCGAGCGCGGGCCGCCGAGGAACGCCTGGATCCACTTGGTCGTGGGGAATCGCGGCGACCCCTCCTGCGACTTGGAGAGCAGGATCCCCCACTCGACGAACGGGAAGCGCCGCTGCAGCGTCCAGAGCGCCTCGGGCCCAACGCTGTCGTCCGCCCCCGTGACGGTGACTCTATCCAGGATCATCGCGCACCTCCGATCGGCCTTCCCTTGTCGAAGTTCTTGTGGCAGTCGTCACAGAGCAGCACGTAGTCGCGCAGGTGGCGACGTACATCCGCGAGCGTCTCCCAGCTCCCGCGAGACCTGCCGCTGACGCCCGTCGGCCTCAGGTGGGCGAACTCGAGATAGTCCTCTCTGCTGCAGGCCACGCAGCGGCCGCCGCCCAGGATCTGCCGGAGTCGCTCGCGCAGCCGGCGGATGCATCGGCGTCGCCTGTCCTCGTAGCGGAGGAGCGCGGCCGTCGACGCGTCGCGCTCGGCGCTCAACGGGCCCCGCCCTCGCGCCGGCCGTCGAGCCAGCGCTGGATCAGCTCCCGACTGGCGGCCGCCACGTCGCGCGAGCCGGACGTCTTCTTGCCGAGCCAGACGCCCAGCTTGCTCGCGAAGGTGCCCGGCTTGACGAAGCGCGCCGGCTCGGCGCGCAGGTAGAGCTGCCACGCGGGCCGCACCGCGTCCCACCCATATCGCTCGACGACGCGGCGCAGGGACCCGGCGATCTCGCCGCCGGGGGCCGTCGCCTCCCCGAACACCGCGTTCCAGTCGTCGCACGCCTCCTGCACCCACGCCGCCCCCCTCCTGACCACCTTCGCCCCCCGGGTTGGCATGTCTCTCGCTACCATCCCTCCGTCGTAGGACGCCGGTGAGTAGCGGACCTCACTTGCTCCGCGCGGACGAGGCTCGACCCCTCAGGGTCTCGTCCGCGCGGAAGCGTCGGCGCCGTACGAGCACGGCCCCACCGCACGCGCCCCGCGGACGGCGTCGTCCGCCGCGGGAGGTCGCTACTTAATGGTCCGACGCGCGGACCAGGAGAGAAGGCATCCGACCTGCGAGCGCCCCGGGACCGTCTCCCCACCCCCACAGAGGTCCCGTTTTTGAGAACCCGCGGGGCGCTGCCGTTGACCGCCCGCCCCGCGAGAGAGGAATGGCGCGCCCGGAGGCCAGGGACCGACCGTCCACGTACCACTCGCGGAGCTTGGAAGTTTTCCGCAGCAGGGGCGTGGCTGGCGGCGGGGGGCAGACCGCGCGCGCGCCGCGACCTTCGCGGGCACTCATCTCGGCGAGGTGACGGTCGGTCTCTGGCATCCAGGCGTACCTGCGGTTGGGGCTTGACCGGTGGGGGTGCGCCGGATATAGTGGCGGGCATCCCGCTCGCCTCTGCGATCCCGGCGGCCTCGGACTGAATCTCCGAGGTCGCCGCCCCTCCCTCGCGACCTTCCCGCGGACGACAAGATAGCGCCCTTTGGTAGAATGGTCCAGCGGAATCTCGAAATTGGTAGAATCGCCCACCGCGGGGCCGCGCAGGATCCTCCCTGACGCAACGTGGGCGCCGCTGGCGCGATCGGCGGGGCGGCGCCTGCTCTCGAGCCATCAGCGCCTCCGCGCGCCCCTGACGGTCGACTTGGGACGCTCGAAGATGCGTACGCCGGCCAGCTCGCGCGTCCCGCTCTCGACGGCCGCGCGGATCAGCCGCGGGTCGGGGCTGCAGTAGCGCCGCTCGACCTGGTCGGGCTGCTGGATCTCGAAGTCCCAGACCATCCCGCTCGAGACGCTCCCGGAGTCCGTCTTGACGCCCGTGGGGATCGGTGGCGCCAGGGTCTCACGATGGGCGGCCGCCGCCTGCAGGTGAGCCCGCCGCTCGCCGGCCGCCGCCGCCACGCGTTCCTCCGCGGTCTTGGCCTCGAGCTTGCGCGCCGCCTCCAGGCGCTCCTGCTCCTGCGCCGCCTGCTCCCGGCGCCTGGCCTCCGCCTGCTGCTCGGCGCGACGCAGCGCGATCGCGGAGAGGGCCGCCTCCGTCTTCCGCTTGGCGTTGAGCTTCACGGCCTCCAATCGTCTCACGACCGGGTCGACCGCGGCCCGCAGGCGCGTCTCGATCCCGCGGACGGGCCCGAGCACCCTGTCCCTCGCGCGTTCCGCGACCTTGACGCCGCGGTGAGCCAGCGCCGCGATCTCGCCCGCGGACGTCTCGGCGCCCTCGGCCTCGGGGTCGATCGCCTCCAGCCTGGCCTCGAGCCGAGCGGCTCCGGCCGCCAGGCGCTCCAGGATGGCGACGCCGCCCATCACCCCCACGGCGACGGACTCCGACATTCCCGCCGTGAGCTCCGGTCCAGCGACGCGCGCCACGCCCGTCTCGGTCACCGTGCTATCCTCTGGCATTCGCCTCGTCTCCTCTCGCGGAGCCCCCGGCCCGGGGTCGCCGCCCTCGGGCCGGGGGCCGGCGGGCTCCGCCGCCTCAGTCCTCGTCCGGGAACAGCTCCATCGCCGCGCGTTCCAGCTCATCGGCGGGCGCAGGTTGGGGGGCTGAAGCTGGCTCCGGCGGCGGCTGGGAGGCCGCAGGCGGCGACGGCGCGGCCTTTCTTGGCTTCGGCTCGGTCGCCTTCTCCGGCTCGCGCTTCGCGTCATCCTGGCCCGTCGCCGCCCCGGCCTGGACCTGCTCGGGCGTCAGGCTCGCCGGCCTGACCACCTCGGGACCGGCCTCGCGCGCCGTGGAGAAGATCTCCTCGAGCGTGGCCTCCTTGTCGACGGTAACCGCCGTCTTGATGCCCGTCAGCGTGATCAGGTCGTCCACGTCGACGTCCGCCAGCCCCGGCCGGTCGAGGAGCTTGAGCACCGCGGCCTGGTCGTAGCCCTTAGTGGCGAACCAGGCGAAGGCGCGCTCGCGCCGCTTCTCGATGGTCATCCCCTTGCCGGTCGAGACGTCCTTCGCCTTCTCCAGGATCCTGCTCACCACCGGCGACGGGATCACGTTGAAGACGGCGTTGCGATACGCGATCGCGCTGGCCGCCATCGTCGTGACGTTGATCATGTCGTCGCTGTAGCGCCGCCCGTCGCTGTTGCGGATCCCGCGGGTGACGTCGACGCCCACACGCAGGTTCTTCTCCAGGTCCCAGGCGACCCCGCGCACCGTAACGACCTTCTCCCCCGCGCCGAGCGGCGTCGTGGCCGCGTGGATGTTGCCCCAGCTCGAGGCCATGATGCGCGCCAGGTGTACCGACGGGCCCTCGATGTTCTTAGTCTTGCCCTTCTTGTCCTTCCGCGGGAGCCGGTAGTAGCACATCGAGGCCGTGTCCTCGTCCATCGTCGCGAGCAGCTCCGCCTCCTTGAGGCAGAGGTCGACGCTGCGCGGGAATCGCTTCGCCGTCGCGATCTGCACGTCTATCTCGGCCCGGCTGATCGTGGAGAGCGCGGTCGCGTCGACCTCGTCCGCGCCGACCGGCTCGACGACCTCGGCCTCCAACGTCCTCGCCTTCGACATCTCTAGACCTCCTCCTCCGAGCGGCGCCGCGGGCCCCTCGGCATCCTGTTCTTCGGGTCCCCGGCCTTTCGGCCGCGGCGGGACATCACGATATGTTCGACGCGCCGGATCTCCGCGCGCGTCGCCTCCACGACGGCCCCCCTGTCGATCGCGCCGAAGTCTCGGCGCCGGTCGAGCGAGTCGAGGTAGTCGAACAGCAGCACGAGCGATCGCCTCGGGTCAGGCTTCGCGGCGAGCCCGCGCATGTAATCGACCTCGTCGGCCGTCGTCCAGGCGAGGACCTCCTCGCTCAACTGCGGGCCTTGACGTGCGCGGCCTGCACACGCGCCGAGAACGTCGCCGCCGCGAGGGACATCCTCCGCAGGGACTCGACGGGCAGCGGGAAGGCGTCGACGAACAGGCACCACCGCGCGAGCGCCTCCTCGATCGCCTCGCACTGCCGGGCGAACAGCTCCGGGCCCGCGGCCGCCTGGAGCTGGCGCGCCAGGTCCGCGACGGGCATGCAGCCCCGCCTGCCCGCCCTCGGCGGACGCGGCGCGAGGTGGCCGTGCTTGGGGCGCCTCACGTGGTCTGCCCCGGCCCCTGGCGCCGCATGGACTCGAGCGCGGCGAGCGCCAGCGCGCCTATCTGAGCGAAGCGGAGCCGCGAGTCGTACGTGCCCATCCCGATCTCCTGATTCAGCGCCAGCGCGTAGTGGAGAATCAGGTCGCACCACTCGGAGGGCGTGTGCCCGTCGTCGTGGGCCTCGGCCCATCGGTCTCGCTGCCGCGCGCGCTCCACCAGGACCTGGATCATCGCCCAGCCGGCGGGCGTCCTCTCCTCGACCGGCACCTGCAGCCTCATTCTGTTCCCTCCGCCAGGCCGGCGACGTCGTCGCTGTACCAGCGCTCCATCTCGTCCGCGAGCGCCAGCGCCTCGAGCACCTTGGCGCGCTGCCGCTTGCTCGCCCCGGAGAACCCGCCGTTGGCGCCGAGGTAGCGGTCGCACCACTCCCGAATCGTGCCCGGCGCATGCTGGTCCCTGGCGAGCAGCACGAATATCGGTTCGTCCGCCCGCGCCCTGCCCAGGCAGCTCCGCGGGTCCCTCAGCTCCATGCTCTTCTTCAATCGGTCCCCCCTCCGCGTCGCCCGTTCACGAACGGGCAGTCAGACCAGAACTCGCACCAGCGCGGCGCGCACCACCAGGAGAGCGCCGGGTCCGCCGGTACGAATACGCCCCGCTTCACCGCCGCGACCGCCACGTTGATTCGCCTGACCAGGGCCGCCACGTCCCTGGCGTCGCGCGTCGTCTCCAGGGGAACGTGTCGCCTCAGGCCGCGCCCCGGCGTCCTGACCAGGTAGTCGAGGACGTACTTGCCGGGGAGCGCGCCCGTCTCGGCCGAGCGGATCATTCCGTACATCGTGAGCTGCTGGCTCCGCTCGGCCGCCGAGGCGGCCGGACTCTTCTCCGACGTCTTGGCGTCCCGGATCACCTCGACCGTCTCCTGCTCCTCGAGCCCGAGCGAGGCGCGGAGCTGACCGACCAGGCTCACCGATGCCGGCTCCCGCGTGATCACATCCATGGTCCCGTGGACCACGAGATCGGAGTCTCGCGGTCTGACGATGACCTTGCGCTCGACCGCCACGACGTCCAGCGTCGGCGCTACAACCTTGGCGTACAGGCCACCCAGGTCCACCGCGAAGTCCTTGGCCGCGTCGACGTCGTCGGGCCGCGCCTCCCCATCGACCGCGTCCCCGCTCGGCGTGATCCCGTCCTGGACCTCGCGCTCGAAGGCGTCGGCGGCGACGTCCTCGGCCTCCTCGACGCTCATCACGGCTGCGTCCATGCGGCGCAGGTTCGCCTCCCGCGCGGCGGCGTGGACGGCCGTCCCGCGCGCCTGCGGCAGGGTCCGGGGCCGGCGCTCGCCCTCGATGTGTCGCCGCCTGAACATCTCCCCGCAGCGCTGCAGGTCGGTGAGGGCGGAGTTGTTCCACTCCTGGCTCATGGTAGACCTGAATATAAGTCGGTGCCCGGTCGGGTGTGGTCCGGACCCTAGCGCTTTTTCTTGGAGGGGCGGCGCGGCGGACCGGCATTCTCGGCCAGGAGCTGCAGGTGCCGGGCCCGGCCCTCGGGGATCATCACGGCGCCGGTCTCGTAGCGGCTGATCTGGACGGCGCCGCGCATCCCGAGCATCTCGGCGAGGCGCGCCTGGCTCACGCCGAGCCGCTCCCGGAGCGCGCGGAACTCGGCCGGCGACATGGTCGACTCGACGGTGGCTGACATTGCGTTCAAGATAACACCCCCCCCTCGTTACTTCAAGCCGAACGGATGGCCCAGGTTCGCGAATCGCTCGAGCGTGTCCCAGGCTCCGGGTCTCTCCGGCTGGGGATGGGGCCGCTCCGCCCTCCGATAGAGCAGGTTCGCCCACACGTCGCTGCGGACGAAGAACGCGTTGACGCCCCGGCTCTCGCAGTAGACCAGCGTGTAGCCCTTCCGCTGCGCCAGGCAGGCCAGGCCCATCAGCGATGCCCCGAAGTAGGCGTCGCCCGACCAGACGAAATCGTTGTCCCTCGGGACGCTCGCGATCCACCCCGGTCCGAGCTGCGCGTTGTACTCGATCACGACGACCCGCGGGAGCAGGCGCATGGCCTCCCATATCCACAGGTCCTGCCCGTCGACGTCGATCGAGACCAGGTCCGGCTGCGGGACCGTCGGCACGCCGAGCGCCTTGAAGATGGAGTTGACGTTGTCCGGGGTGATCCTGACCTTCACCACCCCGGCGGACGGGTCGCCGTCCCTGTCGATCCAGACGCCGCTCCAGCCCCGCTGCAGCAGCAGCCGCGTGTTGCACTCCTCGGCGCGCGGGCCGGTCCCGATCTCGACGTAGTAGCGCGAGCGCTCCCCGATCGCGCGGAAGATGGACTCGATCACGCCGTCCTCGCCGTTCTGGCTGAAGACCTTCGCCTCCGCGATCGGCAGGGCGGGCGTCACTCCGAGGCCATCCTGTTCATGACCTCGCTGACCCTGCGGCCCCAGCGACGCTCCCACGCGGGGAGCCCGACGTCGCGGACGAAGGCCAGTGCCTCGGCCGGCGCCATGTCCGGCTCCAGCGCCTTGTAGAACCAGCCCCGGCCCCCCATCGACGGTATCGCCCGGATGACCCGTCCGAGCATGATGCTCTCCGCCCAGCACCAGACTGGCTTGCGGCCCCAGCGGCGCGCGATCCGGCGGCGGAGCGGCATCACCTCCGACCACCAGGTGGATTCGTTCGTGCCCTGCCAGACGTCCAGGAGGTAGTGGTCGAACTCGACGTCCGTGCGTAGCAGGAAGTCGTGGAGGTCGCCGCCGATGATCGAGACGCCGCCCGGGCGGCAGAGCTGAATGACGTCCGGCGACAGCTCGACCACCGTCACGGCCGCGACTCCGGGCAGGTCGCGCACCTTCGCGGCCAGGATCCCGAGGCCAGGCCCGCCCACGAGCACCCGGCCGCTCGGCCGCACCTTCGCGAGCATCTCGTCGATCTGGCGCAGCTCGCGCGGCTCGTCCGTCATCCAGACCCGCTCGCCCCACGGGTGGAGCTGCACGAGCTGGTGGACCCGGACGGGCACGTCGTAGGTCACGTACTCGACCTTGCGCCGCGTGAGGAACGCCTCGCGCTGGTCGACGACGGCGACCGGCACGCCCGGGACGAACACGCGGTGCTTGATGGCGTGGATCCCCACGCGCCGCTCGGGCAGGTCCACCGGGGAGCCCGGCACCCTGGTCTCGCACGTCCCCTCGACCGGCTCGATGTACTGGTCGCTCAACCTTGCCCCCCTTCTCAGAATTCGGCGCCGGGGCGCTGCTTCGCCCGGCCCACGCCGCTCTCGTCCGACACCAGCCGCTGCTCGAAGCCGAACGGGAACCGCAGCCCCGGCTCGGCCAGGGGCGAACAGGTGATACTGGTTGGCGGAGTCGACGCGCCGGCTCTCCGCCGGGAACAGCTCCACGGCCTCGCGCTCCGCCGACAGGATGGCGTTCTTCACCCGCTGCAGCTCCCGCCAGTCTCGGATGGGCTCGCGATCGTTGCGCTTGATGGAGAGGTGGAGCAGGGCCGGCCAGTTCTGCGGCCCCGCGTTCCTGTAGAGCGCGACCGTGTACAGCTCGTTCTTCCAGACCTCGCCCGCGGCCAGGTGCCCCTTGACCCACGCGGCAAGCCGGTTCTCGTCCACGATCCCCAGCTCGGCGTAGAAGTCGGGCCGCGCGCGGAAGTCGCGCAGCGTCTCCGCCACGGCGCGCGCGACCTCGTCCGCTGGGTACTCCGCCCGCTCGAACGGGGTCACACGCGCCCCCGCAGCGCCGCGATGAAGTTGGCGCAATAGCCGCAGGTACACCAGCGCTTCGGGATATAGGGCGCGTGCCCGAGTCGGCGCCAGTATGCCACGGGGCCGAGGCCGAGCGCCCGCTCCAGAACGGCCCTCACCGCAGATCCATCAGCCGCCCGGTCGCGCGCGGCCTGGCCCCGTCGAGGTCGACCGGTTCCTCGCAGTCCAGTTCTCGCCTCAGCTCGGTCAGGCGCACCGCGGCGCGGCCGGCCGCCTCGCGCCACTTGCGCACCTTCGTCTCGGCGAGCTTCCGCCTGCGCTCCCAGCGCCGGTACATCTCCGTGGCCTTCTCCTGCGCCGCCTTCGCCCGCTTCCACCGCTGCTCGATCGACATCTCGCCTCACTTTCACTGCTACCAGGTCCTCCGGAATCCCGAACCACCCCGCGACCTCAGCCGCCGTGAGCCACCGCGCCGTCACCGCCGCTCGGCCAGCGAGCAGCGCCACGCCTCCTCCGCGGTCGCGTACCAGCGGAGCAGCTCGTCGCCGCCGCAGGCCCGGATCCTGACGAACGCCTCCGGGTCCGGGGTGATGCCTCGGGCCGCGAGCCTGGCGCGGCAGGCCATCAGGCCGGCTGCCGCGCGCGCCACGCCCAGCGTCGGCGTCCACGGTTCGGATTCCGGCTCCGGCCGGCGGGCCCACTCCCGGAGGCGCTCGAGCGCGGCCGCGACGTCCTCCTCGCGCGTCGTCGCCGGCCGCGCCACGTAGCTGACCCGCTCGAGGCTCTCCCGCTCCCGCCGGGCCCGGTCCGCCACGCCGGAGCGGACCAGGGCCACGCCGACGGCGACGGACAGCGCCGCCGCCGTCAACCACCAGACTCGGGGCGCCATCGCTACTCCTCCAGCTCCATGAGGCGCGTGGGCCGATCCGTCACCATCGTCGCGAGCGCCGCCTTGATCTCGTCCATGCGCGCCCTCACGTGGTCGCGCAGGGCGCCCTCCTCGCGGAGCGTCTCGACGGTCACGCCCTCGAGCAGCTTGCGCAGGCGCTCGGAGACCTGCTCCAGCTCGGAGTCCCCCGTCACGTTCCGCAGCTTCACGGTGTCCAGGAACTCCCCCAGGTTGGAGACCAGCGTCGAGCGGAACACCTTCGGCTTGCCCGTCTTGCCGTCCACCTCGAGCCGATCGGCCATGTGGTCGACGAGGTCCTTCAGCTCCGCGCGCAGGAGCGCCTGGACCTGCTCGCCGACGGCGGCGATCGCGCGCTCTTGCTTCTCGACCTCGCGCTGGAAGATCGCGGCCGAGATGGCCTTTAGCTTCTTGGGCGTCGCGAACGTCAGCCATCGCGTGTCGAAGACGTAGGCCGCGCGGACCACGGCCGGCTTGGGATACTCGGCCTCGTCGAAGATGTCGCCGAGCTGCTCGCGGTCCGTCTCGATCAGCCCGCCCGGCGCCGCATAGGCGTCGATGAGCGCCGTCACCAGGGCGGTCCGCTCGACGTCGCGCTCTGCGAGGTAGTCGTCGACCTCCTCGACGCCCTCGAAGGCGACCAGGTATAGCCCGCCGCGGAAGAACGACGGCACCGAGTGCTCCACGACCCACTCGCGCGTACCGCCGTCGTGCTTCCGGATCGCGTCGACCAGCGGGTGGCGGAGGATGCGCTTCGTGACGCGGACCAGCTTCTTGTCCGCGTCGGTCTGCACCAGCTCGCTGTCGACCCGGCGCGAGGTGCCGTACCGCCCCAGCGTCAGGGACAGGCACAGCGTCCGTTCCATCACGCCGCCGAGGTCCTGCACGTTCTCGCCCGCCTGAGCCTGCGCCAGGCTGCCGCCCGGCATCGCCGTCGCGGTCGTCATCGTCCACCTCCCAGGGGCTCCGGGATCCCGTGCCCCTCGATCCAGTCCCGCTCCGCCTTGAGCGCCGTCGACCGGCGCCCGAACGGCCCGACCGTCGGGCCGCCGACGGGCGCCAGGTCGGCGACCCACTGCCCGGAGTCGTCCGGCTCGACCGTCGACGCGCGGCGGATCAGCACGTCCCCCACCGCGCTCGCGATCGGCGCGAGGTCGTCGTCGTGAACGAAGCGCAGGTCGCCGTTGGGGCCCACCACGATGAGCGCGCTCACCGCTGGCGCTCCCGCTCGCGCTCGCTGTACTCCGGCGTGCGCCGGTTGCTCGCGACGTCGCCGAGCGCCTGCTCGAGGGCGCGCGTGGCCCGCTCGCACTCCGGGCCCGAGAACCCCCTCATGTCCCCGATCTCGACCTCGCCCTCGGGCGAGACCGTCACGTTGAAGCTGCGGAGCGCCATCGCTCACCCCCTCCATCCGGAGGCGGCGACTCTGATCTGCACGGAGCCGTCCTCCTGGACCTTGACGCCCTCGACCCGGCCACCGCGCCGCTTGACCTCGGCCTTCACCTTCTCCACGGCGTACGCCTGGCAGAGCTGGGCGCCCGCCGTCTTGGGCAGGCGACCGACCATGTAGTAGTCCCACACCGGCACGAAGCCGCGCCCGCTCGGCGCCTTGCGGAGGCCGATCTCGTAGGTTGCCCCCGGGACCCGGATCGCGTGCTCGCAGCCGCGGAGCAGCTTGGTCATCTCCTTGATTCGCTCGTGGTCGGCGAGCCCCTTCAGGCGCGCGACCTCTGCCGGCGTGAACAGGTGCTCCGGGATGGCCGTGTCGCCCACCCACGAGCCGTACCAGTTGTACGTCTGCTGCCCCTCCAGGAACTCCCAGCCGAGCGTCTTGCAGGCCGCGCGCACGGCCGAGAGGTCGTCCATCCGCGTCTTCACCGTCACCACGTGGCTCATCTACTTCGCTCCTTGCATCTGCGAGAGGTCCCGGCCGCCCCGGAGCGCAGCCTCCGGTCGGTCCGCGCGATACGCGCCCTCATGCTGGGCGCTCAGGAAGCGCCCCTCCGCGAGCTGGCGCGCCTTCTTGATGGAGTCGGGGTCCGCCTTCGACACGGGCACGATCCGCCGCGACGCCTCGACCAGGCCGCAGTTCAGGCGATAGGCCAGCTCGCAGCAGTTGCGGATCTCGGCCCCCGTCCAGCCCGCGTCGTCGGGCAGCTCGGCGTCCTCGATCCCCCGGCGCTCGCGATGCAGCGCCCAGATCGCGGCGCGCTCCTCGGCCGACGGCAGGTCGAAGAACCAGATGCCCATCCAGAACCGGCGACGCAGCTCGGGCGAGAGCGAGTCCAGGCGGTTCGCGGTCCCCACGACCAGGACGCGGTTGCGCCCCACGGCCTTGACGACCTTCATCATGTCGCGGATGCCGCGCTCGCTCTGCCCCACGTACTCGCCCTTGGTCGCGCCGAGGTCCCCCGATAGGAGCGGCACGCGCATCGTCCCGGCCAGGCCGCGCGCGAAGTGGCTCTTGCCGGTGCCGGGCGGCCCATACAGGATGACGCCGCTCCAGCCGTTGTCCTCCATCTCCCGCAGGATCACGCCATGCTGGTCATCGGAGACGCCCGACGTGTCGCGCCCGTGCCCGGTCCCGCCGAGCATCTTCTCAATCTCATCCAGGTGGAAGACGGCCTCCGGCGGCACCGGGCCGGCGGCGAGCTGGCGCGCGAAGCCGCTGATGGACGGCAGGCCGCGCAGGTCGTCGAGGGAGTCGCGCCCATAGACCAGCTCGATCCCCCGCGTGTTGATCGCGACCCGCTTCCGGTCCCACAGCTCGTCGAGGCGCAGACCGCTCTTGCGCATGCTCATGGCGGCGATAGTCTCGGCCTCGAAGGCGGAGAGGCCGCGCACGGCCGCCACCGCCGGCTCGAGCCCGCTCTTGGGCAGGTCCACCCCGCCGTCCTTGTACAGCGCCTTCAGGATGCCCGCCAGCGCCGCGTCATCCGGGAGCTGCTCGTCGAGTACCACGACGTCGTGGCGCAGCTCGCTCGGGAGCGGCATGTCGGGCCCCATCAGGACGAGCATCCGGCCGTCGGCCTTGTACCTGTTCCGCAGGTTCGCCACCGCCTGCGCCACGATCGGGTCGGCGATGTGCCGGTGCGCGTTCCACATCAGGAGCAGGCTGCGCCGCGGGAACTTGTCGGCGAGCTGGAGCGCGACGTCCGGCTGCCGGCTCTGAGAGGCCAGCTCGTCCGGCGGCATGTCGAGCCCCGCCACGGCTGCCGCCCCGGCGTCGTTCAGCGCGACCAGGCCGCGGCAGGCATCCCACTGCACCTTGGGGCTCTCGGACGGGATCGCGCTGCAGATGCGGTCGACCAGGGCGTGCTGGTCCGGCGTCATCAACCCGACCACCGGCGTCGAGACGTTGCGCGCCGAGACCAGGGTGTCGACGATGTCCTTCTCCGCGCGGCCCGTCATCGCCGCCCCCGCATCATCGGCGCGAGCCGGAACCGGGGGTCGGCGTCCAGCTTCCGCTCCATGAACGCCATCGCCTCCTCGAGCGCCTCGACCCGGCGCCGGCACGCCTCGCACGAGCAGCCCAGCGAGTAGCGCCCGCAGCCGGGCAGCGCGTTGACTCGGCCCATCAGCTCGTCCTGCCTGGCGTCGCCGGAGCAGGCCGGGAGAACGGCGGGGGTCCGCCCCATCGTCTCTCCGCCCTCGGCCGGGTTGGGTCCGTCCGCCCGGGCCGTCACAGCGCCTCCGTGTAGACCAGCTCCCGGCTGTCGGCGTCGTACACCAGGCCGCGAGCGTCCGTCTGCCCGCGAAGCCAGGCGCTCTCCAGCGCGGCCGCCGCGCGCTCGATCGTGCGGAACTTCGAGCCCCCGCGCCGCGGCACAACGCGGAGCCGCCGCCCATCTGCTTCCAGGATCGCCACGAACCGCCCGTCCTGCCCCAGGTCCTTCATGCTCGCCTCCCTTATCTTGGCTCTAATATAGCACGTATATTATAGGCTGTCTAGCCCCCCCCCAAGAAAAAACTACTCGGGCAGGCGGTCGACGTCCTCGCGCCCCGGCGGCGCCAGGAGCAGCGGGACGTCCCCGGCCATCACGGCCGTGAGCTGAGCCGGGCTGGCGAACGCGCGGTCCAGCTTCAACAGGAGCGCCTCATATCCCCCGCATAGCGCCGCGAACCACGCCTCGGCCTCCGGCGTCCACTCGACGCATCCCGGCGCCCTGTCCCCATGCGGGACGTTCAGGGCGTTGCGCGTGATTCGGAACGCCGTCGGGATGGAGCTGTCGAGGAACTCGTAGCGGTACTTGACCACGCCCGTGCGCGGCGCCGCCACGGCGATCTCGTCGTAGACGCCGACGGCCAGCTCCAGCGCCATCCCCTCCGACAGACCCATCTCCGACCGCGCGAGGACCGCCCGGCCGGAGCGCTGGATCCGCGCGCACATCCTGACGTGATAGACAATCACCCGGCGGCGCGTGGTCCTGCTCAGCAGGTACTCCTTGACGGCCGCCTCCCAGGCGGACTTGCAGGCCTCGAGCGTCGGCCCGCCCATCTCCCGCCGGCCGCCGAGGACCTCGACGACGTAATCCGGCAGGTTCGCGGTGAACAGGCCGTCCCTGTCGCAGCGGATCTCGCGATGGAACTCCTTCCCGCCAATCCAGACCGTCTCGCTCCTGACCTTCGCCATTCGCCCCTCCTCTCAGCGAGCGGCCGACTCCGGCCGACGCCTGGTCACGACCTCGTGGCCGCACGCGTCACAGACCTTGTAGACGATGCCCGGGAAGCGTCCCTGGTCAGAATCCTTGCCTTCGATGAATCGGACCCGGGCGCCCCCGCATCTCGCGCATCCCGCCCGTCTCCTGTTGGCCTCCCGGACGGCCTCGCTCATTCCCGATCCCCGGCGGCTCCGCGAAGCCGCGCTCGCGCCCACGCCCGCTCGGCGTCCTGCTCGCGGAGCGCCCGGTGCGCGTCGCCGTCCGGGTCGAGCGCGTCGAGAAGGATCGCCCGGAGGCGGTAGTACTCCTCGACGTCGCCGGGCTGCGCCGGCCGCGACAGCATCCGAAAGAGACGGCCCAGCGCCAGGCTCACGACGAGGCGCTCCTCCGGCGCCGGGCCGTCCCCACTCAAGACGTCTTCTCCGTCAGCTTCTCGACCGACTCCGGCCTGGAGCAGCGGTCGACGGCCCAGCCCCGCTTCTTCCAGTCCGGCCCGTGACGCTCATCCATCTGAGCGAGCGCCGCCTCGTCCGTGTCGACCTCGAAGACGTAGATCGGTTCTCCCCGGAATGACGCGACGAAGTGCCTCACTCGCAGACCGGGAGGGATCCGCCCAGCCCGCCCCCGCAGCCGAGGATGGCCTCCAGCGCCGTCTCGTAGCGCGCCCCCAGCAGGTCCTGCGAGGCGTGGTCGAAGTGCAGGTTGTCGCCCTTGTCCGTGAGCCCCAGCGAGTCGACGAAGGCGCGCGAGAAGTCCTTCGTCATCGCCTGGCGCGTCTGGTTCACCACGGCGGCCCTGGCGGGGTACGCCGTCGGGTCCAGGAAGCGCCCCAGCTCGCCAGCGATGAACGGCAGGCCCGCCGCCGGCAGATGCGGGGACCTCGAGAGCTGGCTGGGGCCTTCGGCCAATGGCAGTACCTCCTGGCGCATCTGGAGTACGACCGCCTCCAGCGCCGCCTGGTATCCCTGCGCGGCCGCCGTGCTCTTCGCGTTGGACTCGCCCTGGTGCCAGAGCACCGCCATGATCTCGACTCCAAGCGCCTGCGCCTCGTGGATCATCACGCGGCAGACGTCGTATGCGTCCCGGTTCGCCTTCCAGTCCGAGACGAGGGACCCGGACACGGCGCACTGCACGATCCACAGTTCCGGCGTCAGGGGGTGGGCGGCGAGGTACGCCTCCGCGAACGCGCGGCCGAACCCGTAGCCGGCGCCTCCGATCGGCTCGGCGGAGTCTCGCGGGCGGCCGTCGCGGCGGATCGCCTGGACCGCGGCCAGGGGAGTGGTATCGCCGGCCTCGAGCGCCGCCTGCCCCAGGGCGTTGCTCTGCCCCATGATCACGACGGCGCGCGCGCCAGGCAGCGGGACCGGCCCGGCGGCGGCCGCGGCCGCCCCGGAGAGGACCGCCAGGAGAGACAGAGCGAGCGGGGCCGCTCCGGCCCCGCGGGTCTTGTGCTGTTGTCCGTTCATCGTATGTCCTTCCTTTCCTGCCGCGATCGGAGGGGCCCGCGGCGTTGCCCCGTTGGTTGAGCCTAGTCCTCGTCGCGGCGTCCGCCGCGCTCGACGATCTCGGCCTGCAGTTCCGCGATGCGCGCCAGGCGCTCGTGGGTCGGCCCGTAGTCGGAGACCTCGTTCTCGAGCCCGCCCAGCTCGAAGCACTGCGTGCAGAGGCGGAGATGGACGCTGTCGCCGTGGCCGTCGTCCCGGGTCTTGCGGCCGCAGGCGCCGCAGGCGTAGCAGCCGGAACCGTGGGAGAACGTCGTGGTGCGCCTCATCGACCGGCCCCAGGCTCGGCCGGGCAGCCCTCGTCGTGCCCGCCGTAGGCGCCGCACGCGATGCACGGACCGGGCTCGGCGCCCTCGCACGCCGAGGAGCAGGCGCCGCTGTTGACGCCGCTCACCAGGGGCCCGCCGCATGCTGAGCAGCTCGGCTGAGTGGGCGCCTCGACGTCCAGGGCCGTCAGGACGGCGTCGTGAATCACGGCGCCGGTCGGGCACAGGCCGTCAGGATCTCGCGACTCGAGGCAGCGCCGGCAGCTCTCGAGGTGGCGGCCGTACTCTAGCTCGGCGTGGCGGGACGGGGGCGCGCATCGGCACGCGTAGGTCAGGCGGCCGCAGTCGGGGCAGGTCGCGCTCACTTGCGCGCCCCGCGCGCCTTGCGCACCTTCGTGACCTGGACCTTCGAGACCTGGTCGAAGCGGGCGAACCAGGTCTGACCGCCGGCCGCGGGTCGCAGGACATAGCCCAGGTGATGGAGCGCGACGACGACCGCCGGCACCGTGACGACGACCTGGCCCACGACGGCCTCTCCGACCTCGAAGCGCCTGACGTTCCGGTAGCGCTCGATCACCTCGTGGTCCTGGTCGGCCTGCCATGCGAGGGAGCCCCTCATCGGCCGGGGCTCTCTCACTTGCCACCCCGCGCCGCCGCGAACTGCGCCACCGTCATGCTGGCGTAGGTCATGTGGCCCGCCTTCGCGTCCCGCCTGGCCGCCCGCGCTCCGTTCTTCATAACCATCTCCTTATCTCCAGTATATTATACGAAAGATAAGGGGCCGGCTGTCCAGCTTTTTCTTGAGATTTTTCTGCGCTGCTAGTGGATGGGCTCGGCTCGGGTTAGCAGCTTAGCGGTTGGCGGCGGCGGCGAGGGTGGGCGGGGGCGGTGACGCAGGGGCCGGCCTGGCGTCCGTGGCGGGACGGATCCCCATGTGGTCCATCATCAGGTCCAGCTTGCGCTCGAGGCGCCCGAGGCGCTCCTCGACGCGGTCCCGATAGCGCAGGTCCGCCTCCTGCGTGCGGCGCCATTCGGCGACGTTCGCGTCCGAGCTGGCGACGTGGCCCGCGAGGCGCTCCTGGAGCTCATCGACGCGGCGCCGCTGGTCGCGCATGTCCTCCGCGGACGTCGCCGTCTGAAACGTCGGGGCGGCGGCGGCGTGGCCCGAGGCCGCGTCCATCGCGCGACCGGCGAGCCCGGAGGCGACCGCGACCACCAGGGAGGCCAGGATCCCCATGAGCCACCACACCACCTTGCCGGTTCCGGCGTCCTCGTGCGGAGGATTCTCCTCGGCCCATCGCTTGCGTTCGTCGGGAGTCGATCGGCGTCGGTCGCGACCGACGTATCGCATAGTGGTAACCAGGGAACCGATTTTCATGCTACACCACCCGCGGCCGGCGTCAAGGGGGCCGCGAAGAAATAGCGCCGCCGCCGGTCCTCGCGCAGCGCGCGCCAGAGCTGGGCGTACTCGTCGGGCCGGATGACCCGCCGCCAGCGCCGATCGGCGCGGTAGAGCGCCGCCACGAGGCGCGGCAGCTCGAGCAGCCCCACCGCGACCAGCGGTCCGATCAGGGACGAGCACAGGTAGGCGAACCCGCCCGCGTCGATGTTGTAGTCCACGACCGCGTAGATCTGCGTGGCCCGGACGTTGCCCGTGCCCGTGCCGCCGACCACGACGCCGGACTCCAGCGTCGCGATGTCGGCCGGGGACCAGGCGCCGCCGCCAGGGCGCCCCGGGCTCTGCGAATAGTCGACGTACGAGCCCGTGGTCGCGAAGGCCGAGCTGTCGCTGTTCGTCGCGCTCAGGCGGAGCCGGATGATGAGCGTGCGGCCCCCGCCCTCGTTGCGCCCCAGCGCGTGGCCCGCGACCTCCCCGTTGATCGACGTCGCGGCCGAGTCGAGGGGGTCGAGCGTGAACGTCTGGCCGTTCCCGACCGTGCCGTTGACGATGTACGACGTGTCGCCGTCGTTGGTCTGGCACGCCGCCGGCTTCCCGCTGCCGGCGCCCAGCGTCCACGCGTTCGATCCGCCGTTGGCGACCGGGAACAGGCTGACGACCGGCACCCTAGCTCTCCTCGGAGGCGCCCAGCATGATCTCGTGGGGCCGCGCGAATTGGAGCGTCCGAATGGAGACGGACAGGTCAGCGCCGGCCGTCCCGGTGCCCACCTGGTCGATGTCGAAGTCCAGGACCGCGTCCGTCGGGGTGGCGCCGTGGATGCCCTTGAAGCACCGATAGCGGTAGGTCCCGTCCGGCGTCTGCGCGCCGTAGTTGGCCGCGGCCGCGATCTGCGGCTTGGTGGTGAACGCGGTCGTCCAGGCCGAGCCGTCCCAGTGGTTCACGTCGACGATGATGGCCTGCGTCGCCGGGGCCGTCTTCGCGCGGAGCTGGACCTCGGTGATGATGAACGGCCGGTCCGGCTCGAAGCGGTCGACGTCCGTCCCGGTGCTGAGCGTGCCGCCCTTCGAGAGGCGGATGGTTCCCTTGAGCACCGGGGGCGGGATGAAGCGCGAGGGCGGCGAGTCGGCGAACAGGAACATCCCGCCGCTGACATAGTAGACGGCGCTGATCGCGCCCTCGACCCCGGCGACGATCTTGGTGGCGGCCGCGGCGTCGAGGGTCTTGGTGTGGAAGATGAGCTGCCAGGTCCCATCACCCGTGTGCGCGGTGCCGTAGGTCTTGCTGTTCCCGTCGTCGATGAAGACGCGCACGGCCGGCGAGGCGTTCGAGGTCTTGACGTAGAACGCGGCATTGCAGATGACGCCTTTGAAGTAGTCGTCGAAGCTGGTCGTGCTGAAGACGTTCTGAAAGACGTTCGAGACGGCGCCGCCGCCCGACGTCAGCTTGATGCAGAACTTGCCGACCTTCCTGTTGGTGTCCCCGAGGCCGGTCCCCGCCCGCGTGATCGCCCGTCCCGCGCCCGCGGTCTGCCAGTGGGCCGGGTCCGACGTGTCCCCCGCGGGCCAGATGAGGAAGGTGGGGTCCGCGAGCAGGTTCCCCCAGATGCTCGCCTGCAGCGCCAGGAAATTGGTGCGCTCCTGCGCGCTGACCGGGGGCGTCCCGAAGGCTGGCAGCGTGTAGTCGGGCGCCGGCATTTTTAGGTCCTCATGTCGAGGTCGGGCAGCAGCTCGACGGTCGACTCCCCCGCCTGGAAATTCTGCGAGATGGACTTGATTCTCTTGACCGCCGAGGCGAGCGCCCCGGTGGTGGCGAGCGCGCGAGCACGCGTCAGGATCACCTTGTCACCCACCTTGCTGTTGATGAGTTTGCCCCGGACGCGGATGGGAAGCAAGGCCGGCGGATTCGCCGAGAGCGATAGGAACAGGTTGGCGACCCGCTGCGCGTCCTCGCCACTCGTGAGCAGCGTCGGGATGGTCTTGGTCCCGCGGCGGTTGAAGCGCAGCGGAACCGTCGTGCTCGTCGCCTGGCGCGAGAACGGCTTGCCCGTGGACGGGTCCGTCGCGAAGGTGACGAGCACCGCGGCGAACACGTCGTTGATGGTCTGGCGCGCCGCATACGCCTGGAAGTCCTCGTCCCTCAGGTCGACCGCGCCGGCCGAGCCGGCCTGATAGATGTTGTAGAAGATCACCCCGGTACCGTCCACCAGGATGTCGGCGAGGTTCGAGTACTCGAGCAGACTGAATAGGTCCTCGGTGGAGACGCTCGCCGCCAGGTAGAGCGCGAGCGCCTGCGGCGCCGTGGTCCGCGCCGAGACGAAGGACGCTGAATCGAGCAGCGCCGCCGGGTAGCGCATGAGCTGGCCCAGGATGAAGCGGCAGACGTCGGCCCCCTTCGTGATCAACGCCGAGGCGCTCCCCGTGTAGCTGCCCGCCGCGTCGTCCTTGTAGCCCTGCACGTCGACCCGGAGGTGATGCTGCGCGTCTGGGTCGCTGAACACGGGCGTGTCCGAGAAAAACGGACCGGCGCCCGTGAGATCCGCGCTCGAGGCGAAGCCCAGTGTCTTGTAGATGCCTCGCTCCTTGTTGACCCCCGTCCCGCACAGCAGCTTCTTGGTGGTGCCGCTGTCGATGAAGACCCGGAACGTGTGCCGCTGCGTCGCGCCATTGTCGAAGCTGTCCTCATAGAAGCACTGGAGCGATGGATGCCCGACTGGCTTTTGCGCCGCCGTCCGGATGTGGCCCGCCAGGCCGACCGCCGTATAGACGCCCGGCGTGAGGTCGGTCTCGATCACGCCATCATCCGACTGCCAATCCAGGCGGTCATTGACACCCAACTGGATGATGAACGGGCCCGGATTCTTATTGATGGTGAAGCGCCCCGTGGCGGCGAAGTTGTCAGTGTAGCCGAGGCCGGCTCCGACGGCGACCGCGATCCTGCGGGCCGGATCCTTGATGGTCGCCGCCGCCTCGTCCGCATAGGCATAGACCGCGTCGAGGCTCTTGAAGCCATTGATGCCGACGCTCGCGTCGCCCACCTCGTAGGTGCCGTATAGCGTCAGCTCGTCCTTGTCGATCCGGACGACGGGGACGCCGGTCAGGACGCCGAGCAGCAACGCCCTCGGCGTCGACGCCTTGCTGGGGTCGAGCCCCGGGAAGGAGAACTGATCATAGCTGTTCGGTGGGGCCGTGCGATGGAGAAAGGCCCGAGCGTCCTGCACGTCGAGCTGGACCGCGAGGTCGTCCGCCGAGACGTTCTGCACGATCCCCGTGAACTGGCGCCGGTAGTCGTCCGCGAGCAGCTCCTCGCCGTCGATGAACGTCCCCCCGAACGACACGCGCACCTCGGAGCCGATCCAGTCCAGGTCCGCGAGCGGCCTGTAGAACAGCCCGTCGACGTTCTGCAGGCCGAGACTCCCCGAGCCGAGCTGCTTCCCGCCGAAGAACGCATCGTGGGAGCCTACCGACGCCGCCGGCACAGACCCGGCCGCCAGTCGGTCGTCGTACAGCTCGAAGGACCAAACCGGCAGGAACGCCGCGTTGTCGAAGTAGACGTCGCCCGTCTTCCCGACGCCCGACGTATTGCGCATGCGCAGGTGAACCTCAAAGGCCGAGGAGTCGCTCCAGGCCCGGAAGTCCACGACGACGCGCCTCCACTCGCCCGCTGTTTGCGGCAGGTCGATGCCGTTGGTCCCGCTCTCGAAGTCGCGCCCGTTGCTCTGCAGGTACTGGCTCGAGCCGGAGATGCCCAGCAGCAGGTTCGGCACCAGCGCGACGTCGGCGCCGACCGGGGTCATATAGAGCGCCGACATCCGATAGGTCCGGCCCGAGCGCACGACGACGTTTTGCTTCTCCTCGGCCGGGATCGAGACGGACGAAGCGGTCGCCTTCAGGTCGAGCGAATAGGTCCCGGAATAGATCAGCGCGGCCTCGCGCGCCACGCTGCCGCCGGCTCCCGTCGCCTCCGTCCAGTTGTCCGCGTCGCTCGCGCTCGACCAGCTCTCGAACGTCCCGTTGAGCAGCTTTGTGTCCCCGAGCGTCGGATGCGTCGCCGCCCGCCCGGAGAAGAAAAACCCGAAGGACGCCACCACGGTCACCGCGTTCGGATCAGCCCCGGCGGCGAGATGGACGTAGAGCTGCGGGTAGGCGTCCCAGACGTCACCCGTCGAGTTGTCCCACCACACGATCCCGTCGTCCCAGCGCCGACCGGAGTCGATGGTGGTGCGGTCGTAGTAGTAGGTGCCCGCCGTGGCCGCGCAGTCCGCCAGGGACTCGGCCCGCGTTAGCCCGGTGTCGAGGTCCGAGCGCACCGCCACGACGTCGAGCGTGAACCCCTCGTAGCCCAGGAGCAGCGGCGAGGCGTACGTCCCCGTCTGGTAGAGCGACCAGCTCGTGACGACCCGCCGGGGCCGCACCTCGACCAGGACGTGCTTCTCGCTCGCCGTCTGGATCACCAGCTCGGCGAATGGCCGCAGGTTGCTCCGCACGCCGAGGACGCCGTGCCCGACGTCGCTCACAACGCCTCCAGGACCTGAATAGAGGGCGTGAAGCGGTCGAACGTCGCACCGTCGCCGGGGCTCTGCTGGTGCGTGATCTCCGCCATGAGGCAGATGTAGCGCGTGTCCGCCGGGACGTTCTGCGGGTCGAGCGCCATGAAGAACGTACCGCCCACGCCAACGGCGTCCGCCAGCGCCTCCAGCGCGTCCTTGTCCGCCGAGCTGAGGCGCGGGAAGCTGAGCGTCCAGCCGCGGGCCCGCTGCCGCTTGTCCCGGAACAGCGCCCCGTGGTCCGCGTAGGCGATCGCGCTGTAGTCCTTCCGGGTGATCTGGTAGCCCTGCGCGTGCGAGCGGCCCGGCTCGAAGTAGGTCCCCAGGAACGCGACCCCCGCGTAGGTGACGCCGGCCACGTTGCTGATGTCATCGACGATGATCCGCCGCCACTGCTGGCTCTGGCTCGCGAAGTAGGCGCAGCGCACTATCGCGTCGCCCGCCAGGACCTGCGTGAACGTCGGCGCCGCCCACGAGTTGGTCGTGGAGCCCTGCAGGGTCACCGTCCCCGTCGTCCCCATGTTGTGGTCCAGCAGCGCCGCGAACGTCGTGGCCAGCGCGGAGCCCTGGTCGAAGAGCAGGAACTCCCTCGAGTGGTAGACCACGACGTCGGACGTATACGAGGTCGAGCCAGTCTTGTTCGCCGACGTGTCGAACCCTAGGTCCCGCCCGCAGCTCTGCGCGACGTTGGCCCCGGTGAGCAGCAGCAGCGCTAGCGCGTCCGTCCCGCTCGTGCGCGCCACCGTGATCTTCTTGGTGCCCGTGTCGTACGTGACCGTGTACGTGTTCGTGTGCCCGGGGGCCGCGTTCATCGCGGCCTGGACCGCGGCCGCCCAGTCCGCCCCCGTCGCATAGTTGGTGTTCACCGTCGCGATGGTCGCCACGCGCGCCACGCCGGCCTCGCTGAAGTCCAGCTTGTCGTTGAAGCCGACGTAGACGTTCCATCCTGCCTTCGACCACCAGCGCTTCTGACGGCTCGGATCCCTCAGACGCGACGCCGGAAAGTTGGTCTGCTGCGAGCTGGCGGTGATGACTGTCGTCGAAACGATGGCCTTGTTGTCGTACGGGAGCCGAGGCGTCACGTTCGCCATCTCTCGCTAGCCTCCCCAATCCCCGACGGCGTTGTTATGCACGCGCCACTTGCGGTTCTTGGTGTTCTTCAGGAGCACGCGGCCGACGGCCTCGCCGTCGAGGGTGATCGTGGCGTCCTGGTCCCCGCCCGGCCCCGCCGGGGCACTGGCGCCCATCATCGCCGCTAGCTGGGCGCCGAGTGCGGACCCGAGTCCGGCGCCGATCGAGCGGGCGAGCGCGTCGGCCGGCCCGACCAGCTCCGGGTTGGACGGGCTGCCGTGCAGGACCCAGTTGCCCACAGAGGTCGCCACGCCACCGAACGCCGCGCCCTGCTGGTTGCGCTCCCCCGGGCCGCCGGGCGTGTTCGACCCGCCGGGGCCGCCCCCGGGCCCGTTGTTCGGCACGTTGTAGCCCTGCGCGGCCTGGTTCGCCGCGTTGGTCGCGTTCGTGACCGAGCGCCACTGCGAGGCGATGTCGGCAACGACGTCCAGGGACCCGGCGAGCGGCCCGTTGGGGTCGGTGACCAGGTCGGAGAACCCCTGATAGACGTCGATCGTGTCGGAGGTCGCCTTCGTCGCGAACACCGACATCTCGTCGATGCCGGCGTTGATCTCGCTGGTCCAGTATTCCCCCTGGGAGACCAGCGCCTCGGCCATGTTGCTCCCGTCCACCGCGATGTCCTGGAACGCGGAGCCCGTCGAGGCCGAGACGTCGCCCGCGAACGTCTGCCACGCCTGCGAGCTGGCGCTGCTGGCGGCGAAGGCGGCGCCCGTGGCCGCCGCACTCCCGGACTGCAGCGACTGGATGGCGGCCTGGCTCGCCGTGGCGGCCGCCTGCGTGCCCTGCGCGGCGGCGTTCGCGCTCGCCTGCGCCGCGGCCTGCGCGGCTCCGGCCGCGGCGCCGGCCGCCGCCTCGCCCGCCGCCGCCGCCCCCTGCGCCGCCTGGCTCATGCTGCTGTTCATCCCGTTCGCCGCGTTCTGCGCGGCCGGCGGGATGGCGCCCATCGCGGTCGCGATCGAGGTCAGGAGGGACACCACCTGCTGCAGTGGATCCGTCGGGAAGGCGACGCCGGCCGCCTTCGCCTGGTCGATCAGCGCCTGCGTGTTGGAGTCGAGCTGCATCCCATACTGCTGCGCGACCTGCTGCGCCTGCGCGAGCAGCGGCGCGATGGCCTGCAGCGCGGTCTGGCTGTCCACGCCCTGGTCGGTGAGCTGCTTCATCGCCGACGCGGCCTGCTCCTCGAAGCCCTGGAATGCGCCCTGGGTCATGTACCCCGAGTCGGCGAGCCCGCCCAGCGCGTCCTGGAGCCCCTGGATGCCCTCGGTGATGTTCTTCGTGGCCTCGTTGCCGATCAGCCCCATGATCTGTTCGATGGGGCCCATCACGGCCGAGGCGTCGAAGCCGCCCTTCTTGAGCGAGTCCTGGATCGCGTCGAAGGCGGGCTTCATCGCCGTCGCCGCGTTGATCAGCCCGTCCTCCTTGACCTTCGCCCAGAAGGTGGCGCCGAAAATCTGCGCCTGCGCCTGCGCGTCCTCGGGGGTGATGATCTGGATCCCCTTGACCGCGCCGGCCGTTCCGGATACCGCCTTGTCCAGCCCCGCCTTCACAGCGGCCGCGATCTCCGGGACGTGCTCGCCCATCGCGCGAGCCTCCTGGATCATCTGGACGCCCAGCCGGCGCGCCGCCTCCGCCGCGGCCCCCGTCGAGGACTCGGCCTGGTGCTGGACCTGCGCGAACGCCTTGCCGATCTCGGCCACGCCCTCCGCCGCCGGGATCGAGCCCGAGGCGACGCCCTTCATCAGATCGCCGATCTGGGAGGTGAAGGCCTCGACGCCCATCCCGCTCTCGGTGATCGCCTGCGTCAGGTTGAGCAGGCTCGCGCTCTTGACGTCGATGTGGAGGTGGTCGGCCGTCTGCTGGATCGCCTGCTGCAGGCTCTCGGAGATGGTCGTGCCGAGCTGCTGTCCGATGGCCTGCGCCTGCTGCTCCGCCTTCGAGGGTCCCCCGAACAGGTGGCCGATGAGGCTGATTCCGGCGAGGATCCCGTGGACGGCCCCGGCGATGATCTGCACCGGGTTGTGGGAGGCGAGCCCCTCGACGACGTCGCTGGCCGCCTTGCCCATGTTCTGCAGGTCACCGAGCGCCTGCGCGAAGGAGGAGTCCGCGGCGACGCCGAAGGCCGCCGCCACCTCGCTGGCGATCCCGATCAGGTCCGAGATTCCCTTGAACGCGTGGGCGATCCGCTTCAGGTGCTCCTCGTGCTCCTTTTCCTGCTCGAGCAGCCGCTCATCCTCCTGCCGCGCGATCTCCTCGGCGACGCGCCGGCTCGCCCAGAGGCCGTTACCCATCTGGACGCCGGTGTTCATCCGCTCCTGCGCCTCCTGAGCCTTGAGGATCACCTGGTAGAAGTCGTCGGCGCTGTCGTCGAGCGGCGTGCCGTTCAGCTCCTGATAAAGCGCGCGGATCTCCTGCAGCTTGGGCGGGACCTTCTCGAGCCCGCCCTTCACCAGCGCCTCGATCTTCTTGTTGGCCTCCTCGAGCAGCACCGGGTTCTCGCGCAGGATCGCCGTCGTGTGCTCGTCGCCCAGGGCGGCCGCCAGCTTCGCCGCCTTCTCCTCCAGGTCCTGGCCCGTGAGCTGCCGGCGCAGCTCCTCGACCTCCTGCGCCCACTTCGACAGGTCACCGGCCGAGCCCTTCGCGTGCTCGCCGACGTGCTCCAGCTCGAGGCTCGCCCCGGCGATCTTCTCCTTGGCGCCCTGGAGCGTGGAGTTGACCTTCTCGAGGCTCTCGTGGAACTTCGAGTTGGCGGCGATCGTGTCGTTGGCGCTCGCCTTCATCCCGACCAGGGCGCTGTTCACGTAGTCGAGCCCCGTCTTGGTGGAGGCGATCGTCTTGCTGAGATCGTTGCCGAACAGCTTCGAGACGAGCCCGCCGCCGGGAATCGAGGCCGCCAACTCGGCCAGCTTCAGGTTCGCCGTGAGGATGGCCTGCGCGAAGAGAAGGACGCCCGCCATCGCCGCGTCGAAGCCGATGCGCAGGAAGTCGAGCACGTCCCGCGCCGCGCCGACGCCGCTCACCAGGAGCTGGATGCCAGAGACGGCGAGAACGATCCCCTGCGTGGTCCAGGCGGCGATCTGCGCCCGATTGTCGATGAACCAGTGGGAGAGCTGACCCATCAGGTTCGTCAGGATCTCGATGGCCGCGTGGAGCCCTCCGCTCGAGGCGACTCCGGCCGCAAAGTTGTTCCAGACGCCCTGTCCGGTATCCTTCAGCAGCTTGAACTCGTTGTTGAGCTTGGCGCCAGCCGCCACGGCCTTCTCGTCGATGATGATCCCCAGCTCCCGAGCCCTCGCGATCACGGCCGCGATGTTGCTGGAGAACAAGGGAAGCATCTCCGTCCCGGTCTTGCCCAGCGTCTTGAAGGCGGCGATCCCGCGCAGCGTCGGGTTCTCGATGCTGGCGATCTTCTCGCCCAACTTCAGGAAGGCATCGGCGGGATTCTGCGCGATCAGCGCGCGCGTCTCGAGGCCGAGCGCCCGGAACGCCTCCGGGGTCTCCCCCAGCTTCTTCTTCATCTTGTCGATCGCGCCCGTGATCGAGTCCAGGGATGTGTCCGTCGGCCGTCCGGCGGCGGCCAGCTCCTGCAGCATCGTCGTGTTGGTGCCGATCTTGGTCCCGAGGATCTCGAGCTTGTCGCTCATCTCCGCGAAGTGCTCGACGCTCTCCACCGCCAGCTTGGGGACCTCGAGCAGGGTCTCCTTGAATTTCTCCATGGCCTCGTGGGCCAGCTCGATCCCCGCGCCGATCCCGATCCCCTCCTTGAAGGCCTCGCTCATCCCGTGGGCGGCGTGGGACGCCTCCTGGGTGGCGTGGGCGATCTGGGAGAGCTGGAACGACACGTCCTGCAGGACTCCGCCGCCGGCCTGGCTGATCACGAGGCGGACGGAGACGTCCGCCACCTAACGCCCCTTCTTATCGGGATACAGCCGCTCGAGCATCTGCTCGGAGTGTACAGCGTTACTGACCCGGATCAAGAGCGCCCGTCGGACCTCGGGCGGGTCCCCCTCCAGGCTGGCGGCATAGTAGGGGTCGAACAGCGGCCGCAGGTGGGGCTGCACCATGAAGAACGCGAGCGTGGCCGCGTCGACGTTGTCGGGGTCCAGCTCGACGCGGGGACATGGGCGGCCCCACTGTTCCCGGATCGCGGCCAGGTGGTACTCCGGCACGCAGGGCCCCTCTTCCACGTGCTCGCCCTCCTCGACCCCACGCCCGAGCGAGGCCGACAACCGCCTGGCGTCGGCCTCGCTCTCTGCGTCCGTCCCGCCGAGCATCACGCACGCCCGGCACCGGTCCTCAGTGACTGCCCCGAAGTCGAGGCGGAAGGACAGCCACGCGATCAGTTTGACTCGAGGTCCTGCGCCTTGTCCTGCGCCCGGCGCGCCTCCTTGTCGACCCACGCGAGCACGGACGAACCGACGTAGGGGTGCTCCTCGAGATAATGCTCCTTGAGCGCGTCGTTTTTCCACTGCTTGTCCAGGGACACCGCCTGACCGGCCGTGACCACGCGACCCAGCAGCTTGGAGTAGACCTCCGCGGCCTCGGCGTCGCCCACCAGGTGCTCGAAGTTCTCCGAGTCGGTCAGGGCATACGCGGCCCGCGCGCGCGCGTATGCCTTCGTCTTCTCCGTGTCGACGACGATGACGCCGTCGCGCATCTTGACCTTGGTCTGGTCGTGCTTCACTCGGAACTGGCGCTCGACGGACGCCGGGATCCGACGCACCCTGAGTCGGACCATCTTGCCCAGGTCCTTGTCCTCCTGGTAGTCCATCCAGTCGCCGTCGTCGTTCTCCGCATTCCCGAACTCCCTCGTGACCGCCATTCGCGTCCCCTCCTGGTTCTATGCGTGAGCGGCCTGCCGCGCGCCGGGGCGGGGGCGGCCGCGACCTCCCCCGCCCGGTCCGGTCCGACGCCTAGGCCAGCGCGTCCGTGCTCTTCTGGTTGACCATCTCCATGGTGACGGCCTCCTGGTAGGTGGCCGGGAAGCCCGTCGGCACGGCCGTCCTGCGGTGCGCCTCGAAGGACAGGTTGACCGGGATGCGGCCCGGCCCGCCCACGTTCGCGTCCCCGCCGCTGAACTGCACGTCCGGGAAGTACAGCGTGATGGAGAAGTTGGTCGTGCCGTTCGCGATCGGCCCGGTGAAGGTGACGGTCATCTTCTTGCGGGCCTTCGAGAGCATGGCGGAGAGCAGCGCGTCGTTGCCGCCGGTCCCGTCGAAGTACTTCGAGAAGGCGATCTTGCCCGTGACCATGGTGAAGCCGTCCTGGATGGGCTCGTCGATCAGGTAGCCGTAACGGGTGGTGACGTCGTCCGTCGGGTAGCTGTTGTCCAGCGAGACCTCGAACTCCGAGAGGTAGACCAGGTCCGCGTTGGCGAGCGCGCCACCGTCGTGGGCGTTGATCTTGACCACCATCTGGGAGAACAGGGCGAAGTCCCGGTTGGAGGGCATCGTGATGTTGGCGACGGTGGCGTTGGTGTTCGTGCCGGCGCCCGTGTTGATGTTGAGCCCCTGCGGGATCATGGGGAACTTCGCGCGCAGGCGCGTCCCGTTCTTGATGCTCAGGTTGAAGCCGCCGACCTTCGCGGTCGTATACTCCCAGACGCCGACCTGCTTGTTGAAGACCAGCGTCCCGTGCAGCCCCTCCTTGTCGTCGTTGATCTTGAAGACGTGCTTGTACGCGTTGTCGCTCGCGACCTGCGAGGGCGCGCCGGCCGTCCCCATCGCCATCGCGAAGAACCGTTCGATCCCCTCGTAGCGCACATCCATCTCGACGTCGCCCGAGTGGAACTCGTTGCCCTTGTCCCCGAACAGCTTCGACGCTCGCCCGGTGAGCGAGACGTCGGGGATGAACTGCGAGTCGGGCGTGAGCCCCTCGGTGACGTACTCGAATCCGTCGTTGGCCCCGGCCGCGACGGGCGTGCCCCACGTCGTCGACTTCTTGAACCCACCGATCGCGCGGAAGCCCTTGCCGTAAGCCATGGCCTACTCCCTCCTTCGGCGCGCCGGCACATCGGCCTCGGGCGCCCTGTCGACCGTCTCGATCACGGGCCCGCCGTCCGGGATCTTGACCAGCCCGGACGCGAGCATCTTCTCGGCCCACTCGGGCTCGACCTCATTGACGCCGCGCTCGAGCTGGATGCCCGAGGGCGGATGATACGTGCCCTGCCCGGCCGAAGCCGGGTCCACCGCGGGCCCTGGATATTCGACCTTCACGGCGTCCTCCCTCGGAGAGCGAACGGGTAGTTGTCGGGACCCCAGGCGAACGGGGGCCCCAGCTCCGCGAGAGCGTCGCCCTCCGCGACCGTCTCGAGGCCGCCGGCTTCGAAGTGCGCGCGCCAGGCCGCCGGGTCCATGCAGAGGTAATGATTGCGCGGACCGGCCGAAATGCCAAGCCGGAAGTGGGGCGGCGTGGACGGCACCGTCGCCAGGATCATGTGCCGCGCGACCCGCCCCAGCTCGGCGAGCACGCGCGGCTGGAGCTCAAGGGGCAGGTGCTCCACGATGTCGAGCGCCACGACGACCTCGAAGGCGCCGTCCACGAACGGCAGCGCGCAGGCGTCGGCGACAGCGCCGGCCCGCGTCCGGAAGTCCTCCCCGAGGTCCACCCCGACGGCGCGCAGCCCCCGGTCCCTCAGCTCCTCGACCAGGATCCCCCGGCCGCAGCCGAGGTCCAGCACGCGCCAGTCCGGCGGCAGGTCCTGGCCCCGGAGCAGCAGCTTGCGCAGCGCCAGGCAGACGCCGACGGCGCTCCTGCGCCAGCGGTCCCTGTTGTCCCAGTGGCCGGGGCCGCCGTAGCCGCTCTCGAATCCTACGTCCTCGCCGAGGTTGTAGCGGGGGCCGTACCTGGTGCGCAGGTCGGCCCTCAGCTCCTCGGGGGTCAATTGGGCTGCCCCGCCGGCCCACCAGGCGCCTCGCTGGCGTGAGCGCCGGCCGGATGCCAGGGATGGATGCCCGCGGGGCCGTTCTGCGCGTCCCTGGGGGCGCCCAGCGCCTCGGTGGGCTCGGCGCCCGGGAATGTTCCACGTGGAACGTCCTGCCCGGCGGCCGCCTCGATCGCCCGGAGCAGCCCCTCCGCCGAGGCGCCCCAGGTCATCGAGCGGGCCCGGTGGACGCCCATGAGCCGGCGTGCCTCCAGGTCCGGGGAGCCGAACCCGGCCCGCGCGGTCCGCAGGCTGTCGGCCAGGTCGGCGATGCTGGCGACCTCGAGCCGGTAGGCCGCGTCCCCGTATCGGATCGAGACGACGTCCCGCGTCGGCACGACGATCCCGTGGGAGTCGTCGAGGAAGTCCGCGTGGCCGCCGGTCAGCGGCGAGACGACCAGGCACCCCGCTGCCATCGCCTCGAGCGCCGGCAGGCCGAAGCCCTCGCCGTAGGACGTCGAGACGAACACGTCCGCCGAGGCGTAGAGCGCCAGCATGTCCGCCGGCTCCAGGTCGCGCCCGTCCACGAGCACGTGGTCCTGGCCGTTCATCCCCCGCACGATCCTGTCGGCCGGGTCCGTGGCGATGGTCTTCACGTAGAGCTGGGGCGGGTCCACCGCGCCCTCGAAGGCGCGCGCCCACGCCGGCGCCAGCCGGTCCCAGCCCTTGCGCTCGATCGGCGAGCCGACCCACAGGAATCGTCGCCTCGGCCCCGTCCCGGCCGCCATCGCGATGGTGCGCCGCGAGTAGTCTGTCGAGAGGAAGGACTCATGCACGCCGAGCGGGACCACCTGCGCCTCGAGCCCGTGCGCGCGCCAGACCTCGGCGCAGTACGTCGACGGGACCACGAGGCGATCCGCCCTCGAGATCGGGTCGAGCAGGGCAGGGGGTATGACCGGCGCCTCCCACATAGTGAACAGCACGTTGATCTTGCCCGGGACGGGCGCGAACCAGTGGGGCGGACAGAAGTGAAGGTGCGCCCTCGGGTCCGACCCCGCGGCGCCCGCGTCCCTCAGCGCCGGCCCCACGCGGCGCCTGAGCGCGTCGTAGAGATTGAAGGCGGCCGAGAGGTAGCCGCGGGCGATCCCGAGCCCTGCCGGGAAGCGGTAGTGGCGCCACGCCAGCTTCACCTGTCGTCCCTCCTGGCGCGCGCGACCCGCAGCCGCTCCGTCGCCACGCGCGCGCGGGCCCTGAACGATGCGCCCAGGGCGGCGAACGCGTCGTTGTCCCCGGCGACCTGCGCCACCTGGAGCGCGTCGGCGTGCAGGGCGCCCACCTCAGCCTCGAGTCGCTCCAGCCTCTGCTCGAGGGCGGCGACCCGCTCGCGGAGCGCGACGACCTCCGCCCACGCCTTTGACTCCTTGGCCAGGCTCTCCATCGCGCTCACGGCAGGTTCCTGTCGTAGCTGAACTCGACCACCACGCGCATGAACACCAGGGCCCAGCCGTCCAGGTAGGTCCGCTCCGGGCCCAGCTCGGAGGTCGGGATCATCACGTTCTCGGCCAGGCCCCCGAGGGAGACGTCCTGCCGGAGCGCGCGCTTGGCGTCCCGCAGGATGCGGTGCTGGACCGTGTTCCGGAGCGGGATGGAGGAGTCGGGATCGAACGGGTCCTCCACTCCCTGGTCTATCCTGACCAGGCCGGCGATGTCCACCGACATGTCCTCGCGCACGATGAAGCTGGGCTCTTCCACGGCCTCCATGTCGTCCGGCACCATCACGAAGTAGGCCGCGTACTGGCGCGCGATGACCTTGTCCGAGAACTCGAAATAGCGGGCCACCTTCTCCGGCGTGTACCAGTAGGTGGCGCCACCGTCGGCGACGATCCCCGCCAGCTTGGCCTGCAGCGCCACCATGATCTGCTCGGCGATGGACTCGGCCATCTCAGCGCCCCTCGAGCAGGCGCTCGCCCAGGGCCGCGACCTCGCTGGCGACCCGCGGGCCGGCCCACCTCGCCGCGGCCTGCACCTCGGGCTCGAGCGCGACCGTCCTGGTGATCGGGCTGCCGGGGTGGCGGACGGCCCTCGCGAACACGAGGCGGCCGCCGACCTGGAATACGAGGCGCCCGGCGACTGATCCGCCGCGCGGCTTGATGGCGTGCGGCTTCGTGTGCCCGCCGCCCTCGATCAGCGCCGCCATCCCGATCGCCTGCAGCCCGCCCACGTACGCGTCGGCCGAGGCGTCGTAGGTGGGCTTGATGTTCTTGATGATCAGGGGCGGGATGCCGGTGCCGCGGGTCTTGGTCAGCCAGATGCGGCGGCCGGCGCCGCGCCAGCGATAGCGGGTCATCGCCCCGCGGCGCGCCATCTTCAGCGCCTCCGAGAGGACGGGGTTGATCGCCCGGCCGCGCTCGCGCGCCATGGTCCTGAGCCGCTCCGCCGCCGTCTCCGCGTCGATCACTCGTCCCTCTCCCCAGTGCTGCTCGGGAACTCGCGCCGGAACGGGCGCAGCATCCGGAGCATCCTGTCGTTCAGGTCCGGCAGCGCCACGCGCGAGAAGTTGCCCGCCGCGTCGGTCTGGCTCAGGATGTCGAACTGCTGCCGCTTGAAGGCGCTGTAGGCGATCGCGGCCTGCAGCAGGCAGACGTCCTTCAGGTCCTGCGGCACCGAGGCGGTGTCCGCATAGCCCGCCTGGTAGGTCACGCGCACCGCCCGGAAGCCGCGCAGCCACGCCCACGGGCTCGGCCCCCTAACGCGGAGCAGCCGCGCGCGCTTCTTCTGGAGGATGTAGTCCGTGTTCACCGTGAGCAGCGTCCCTGCCGCGGCGTAGCTTCGAAAGAGGTCCTCGCGGATCTCGGTGATCGAGATGACCGGCCAGTCGATCAGCAGCAGCTCGGTGTCGTAGGCGCGGAAGGTGTGGAACTCGACGAGGTCCGAGGTCCTCTTGACGATCTGCCTCTTGAGGTGGGTCTCCACCTGGAGCGAGACCCCGTTGCAGATGTCCTTGATGGCGTCGTCGGCGCCGGTCCCGCTCTTCACGTCGAGCTTGCGCTTCAGCTCGATGTCTGTGATCAGCGCGTAGTTGGAGAGCGTGACCGGCACCGGGTCCTACCCCTGGATGGCGCCGCGCGCGCGCTTCGCGGCCGAGGCGGCGGCCCGCTCGCTGGCCGGCCTCTTGCCGACGGCTGAGGCGCTTGTGCCGACCTCGGGCGCGATGGTCTGGTTGACGACGTCCGGCGGCATGACCGTGCCCGGCGCCGGCGTGGCGAAGCCCTGCTTGTAGGCGTTCACCGCCGCCGTGAAGGACATCTCGACGACGACGCCGGTCTCTCGGCCCATCGTCCGGATCATCTTCATGGTCCTGCCTTTCGTGTCTCGCTGGTTCATTCGTCCTGCGCTCCTCTCTCTCCCGCCGCCCCGCGCCGCGCGGAGCGGGCGCCCGTCAGCGGATGTAGACGTAGCAGACGCCCTGCTTCGACGCGCCCGCGTTCGTCACATGGATCGTGAGCTTGTCGTTTGCCACGACCCCGAGGGACGTCGCGAGCACCTGCTCGACGACCGTCCCCGATCGGTTCTGTCCCGCGCCCATCAGCACGTCGGTCGTGTCGTCGTCGTTGACGACGATGTCGTAGAGATTCGTGGGCGCCGTCCCGCCGCCGGACGGGACGGTGACCAGGCGCTCGAGCGCGCCGTCATAGGTGAACGTAGTGGCGCCGTCCGCCGCGCCAGCGCCGTCCGACGTCCACGAGAAGGTGACCTTCTTCACGGAGCCGGCGCGCTCTTCGGTCACGACGACCGTGCCGGCCGCGAGCGCGAACGCCGCGGCCCCGAGCGTCAGGGCCGCGGTCATGGTTGCCGTCAGGAGCTTGGGCATCGGCCTAGGGTTCCTTCGCCCAGGTGCCGACGACGGACTCGATCGCCCATTCCGCGCCGGTGCAGACCAGCGTGATCTGGTCGTAGACCCGGTCCGTCGCGCCGGTGTTGATGATCCCCTTGCCGGCGACGGCCGTCAGGCCGTTCCCCTGGATGACGTCGGTCCCGTTGGGGCTGATCTTCAGGCCGGTGCCCGCCGAGGGCGTCCCGCACATGAAGGTGTACCAGACCCCCTTCAGCGCGGCCACGGCCGCCGGCAGCGTGAAGACGGCGTCGACGGCCCCGATGAAGAGCTGGCCGCTCATGGCCCTGGTCAGGGCGCCCCCCGCGTGGGGGTTCGTCGTCGGCTGCTGGGATCCCTGCGTGGTGACCACCAGGTTGTCGCCGTCGATGTCCTGGATGTTGTTTGCGCCCGCGTAGAACCGGAGGACGTTCCCGATCCAGCGAGAGCTGAGGTTCGCCATCGGCCGACCGCCTTTCCCCTCCCTATCCCGGCCGCGTCATTGCGGCCTCGGGTTCAGACCCCGCGCGCCCGGGAAGTCAAGGGCGCGCGGGGCGTCCGTCGGCAGATCCTAGTTGGCCTTCGCGTCGACGTCGAGCGGCTTGAAGCGCGGCCGGATGTAGACGCACGCCTCGGTGATGTTCGCCGCGTTGCTCGCGCCCGTGACGGCGCGCACGCAGTCGAAGCCGCCCGCGATGTCGAACGCGTCGATGTCGAGCTGGAAGATGACGATCTTCTGCTTGACGGCGGCGCTCGTGGTGAAGTTGGCCGCGGCCGCCTGCTTGGTGAGCGGGGAGGCCGTGCCGGCGTCCTGGTTGACGTAGATCGGGCAGGCCGGGATGGCCTTGCCGCCGGCGCCCGCGACGTTCGTACACTGCTCGGGCGCGATCGCGATGGTGGCGGCGTTGCCCTGGTCGATGTGGACCACCAGGAACGCGGCCTCGGCGTTCTTCAGGCTGACCGCCTCCCCGTTGCGCCCCGCCGCGTCCGCGGCCGGCTTCAGCGTCTGCACGGGGATCATGTCCTGCGGGATGAACATTGACTCTTCTCCTTGCTCTTCCGGGGGCCCGGCCTCACCGGACCCCCGGCTCACTCAAGAAAGGGCCCTGCGCCCTACGGCCTCGACGCCAGCAGGACGAACGGCGACAGGGTGTTCGTGCCGTTCTTCGGCGTGAGCGGCGCATTCCAGACCGGCTGACCGTCGATCCGGTACAGGAAGCGGAACACCTGCTCGTCGTTCAGGAAGCGGACGTGCATCGACACGGCGCTCTGGATCGCGCCCTTGTCGATGGTCAGGTACTGCGAGAGGTCCACGAGCTGAATGTCGCCCACGGTGCCGACCGTCGAGCAGTACTCCACGGGGATCACGGGCCGCCCGAACAGCGTGGCGTACGGCTGTCCGGAGACGCCCCCCGCGGGCAGGTAGACCGGCACGCCGCCGGTCCCGATCTTGAGCACCATCTGGTAGAGCTGGGGCTCGCAGTCCTGGTTGATGAGCCACACGGCGTTCTGCCGCGAGCGCGCCCACATGCGCGACCACATCTTGAGCACGTTCTCGAAGACGATCGTGCCCGTGGGCTGGCCCGACTCGGCCGACACCGTGACCACCGCGCCGCTGTTCAGGTAGCCGAGCGGCTGACCGGCGCCGCTGCCGTTGACGATCGCGTCCTCGCACCGGAACATCAGCTCCTCGGGCAGCGCCTCGTTGACGATGCTCTCGAGGGCGGCCGCGTCGGCGAGCACCTCGTCGGTGCCGTAGACGAGACCGGTGATCTTGTGCAGCTGCAGCTCCATCTGGCGGAACTTCGGCTGGGAGGCGGTGAACGCCGCGGCCTCCGCCGTCCAGTAGGACAGCACGCCGCCCCAACGGGAACCGTCCACGCGCGAGGTCTCGTCGATGGCGTTGATCTTCAGGCCGTTCGAGCCCCCGCTGATGGGGACCCGGCGGACCCGGCTCATGATCTGGCCGGTCTCATACGTCTTCCGCAGGATCTCCGCGCTGAAGTCCTTGGTGACGAGGAACCCGCCGTCGGCCTGGATCAGCTCACCGAGCCCGGTCGCGGCCGCGCGCTTCGGGTCCGGGGCCTGCCAGACCAGCCGCGGGTCGACGTGCTGGTTGGGCATCGTCGCCCCGGCGACCGCCTGCAGGAACTCTCCGAAGCTGGAGAACCCGCCCTTGCCGTCTCCCGCCCCGGCCGCGAGCGCGGCCCTCTGGGACGCCGTGTGATCCGCCGGGCCGCGCGTCGGCTCGACGGTGCGCTCCAGCTCGAGCTGGAGCGCACCGTCGAGCCGACGCGCGGCCCGGCGGATCACACGGCGTCCCAGAGG